CGCTGGCCAGCGAACTCAGACTCCGCGAAGAGCAGGACGAACCATGGTCCCACGATCAGCTACGAGAGCTGGCACAGAAGGTCCTCCCCCTTCTCCTGAAGCTCAACAAGCCCAGCGTCATGTACACCCTACTGGGCTGGACCTACGCCTGCGCCTTCTCCCCTGAGATCAAGAAACGACTGGGCATGTTCCCCATCCTTTGGATGTGGGCAACCCAAGGCGCAGGCAAGACCACCCTCGGTGGGCTGGTGTCTCGTCTCACGGGCAAGAAAGGCGGCATGAAGCCAGTCAACATGTCCTCATTCGCTCTCACCAAAGAGCTAGACAGCTCCGACTGTATCCCTGTCGAACTGGACGAGTACCGAGACGACCAACGGCTACAAGTCAGAAACAACCTGCTGGAAAAGCTCCGGATCACTGCCAACGCTGATTCCACCCTTGCTAAGGGCACCGCTTCACAACAACTGAAGATGTACAAGATCAGTCGCCCCGTCCTCATCGGAGGGGAGAGCCCACCAAACGATGCTGCAACGAAGGAACGTTGTCTCATCTGCAACCCCTCCAAGAAGGATGTCTCAGTGGAAAGGCAGCTCATGTTCGAAGACATCTTCGAGCTGCCCCTCTGGCGTTTGGCAGCCAGCTGGTACCAGTACGGCATCGACAAGAACGTCGAGGCTCACCTTGAAGCAGCCAGAGCAGAACTGCTGACCCTAGAAATTTCTGCGGGCATCAAGGGGAAGATCCCAATCCGCAACAGAAACGGGCTCACCGTCATGCTCTTCGGGCTCAACCAGCTTCAAGCATGGGCAGACACCCTTGGGGTTCAGCTCGACACCTCTCTGAACACCGAAGTCTTCACGCGCATCGTGGCTACGTGCCTCAGCGCAGAGGGTGATCTGGAGATTGGAGCAGACGGGACCACTTCACTTCCCGCACCCAAGACTTCCGTGTCGGTGTTCTTGGAAGCCTTGCATACCATGGCCATCAGAGGAGCACTTGAGAACCGCAGTCACTACAAGGTGAGTGATGATGGTGAATTTCTCTACTTCCACTTCAAGAGTGTGTACTCCGAGTTCAAAGAGTTCCTTCGTCGCACCGGTGAGGAAGATGAGGTGAGAGTGGGCAAAAACGCCTTGAGAGCAGCCATGAGAGAAGAGGAGGGCGAAGACTCACTCATTGTCAGCGTGAGAGCCTCAACCAGTGGCTGGTCAGACGGTGTCAACCAGAAGGTCTGCATCAAGGTCAGTCTGGCAAAATTCAAAGAATACATTTCTGATGAAAAATTCCCGGGAGAGGAAGGTGGGCCAACAACCCCAGAGATTGTTTCTTCAAAAGGTTGGGGCTCGAACTAGTGATCGGAGTGATCGGAGTGATCGTCGACCGTTTTTCGATTTCCCCTTTATTTATATATATTTATATTTTTAACGATCAGAACGATCGATCGATCGATAAATAGAAGGACCACGTAATGAGGAGAATCATCTGTCTTTCATGGACACAGAGAGAACTCCATGGACAAGAGTTGTACTGTGCCAAATCAGGTGATCGTTTGATCGTTCGCTTGTTTTGCGCCACAAGTTGCCGATATCATTCAGTTTGCCCTGGTCGGGCAAAATGATCGGCGATCACTTCGACATGTGGGCAGATGTAAGCTGCCTAAAATTCAGGCCTCGAAGTGACACTGGTGGCTGTCTGTTCTACCTCGATGGAATGTGCTCAAAGCCCAGTGAATTCGCGTGTGTGGAATGGTTGCTTCACCATGACCCCGAGGCTTACGAGAACCTGATTGCCTGGCAAGTGCCTGAAAACTCGTCAGAGGACAAGAGAAAGCTACCCATGAGTCAAGACCGAGACCCTTTTGCACCTGCGTCAGATCCGTCGGATCCGACTGTCAGGACTTTGCCTGGCAAGCCACCTCCACCGCCTGACCCCTTCGCGCCGGCAGGGCCGCCCCAGGCGGCCTCTGTGGACGCGGAGGCACCCACCATGCGGCATGATGGCGTCCTCAGCTCTGCGGAGGCCTCCCAGGAGGCCCCAGCGCCCCTCAGGGCGCCCACGACAACGCTTCCGTCGCCCAGGCCTGTCTCAGAGCGTCCAGAGCGTGAGGAGCCCAGAGGCAGTCCTATGTCGGACCCCTTCGCCCCGGCATCCCCGCCGCCCGCGGCGCCCGCGCCCGAGGGCGCATATTCTGCGCGTACTGCTTCCGATGACGAAGGTGAGTACTTTGGTCACACCAACCGTTTGCCTGCGCGTGCTGATGGTCGGATGCCGAGCGAGTTCTTCGACAACGTGAAGTTACCAAGTGCGGGCGCGGACTTCGTGACTGACGAGTTGATTGCGGAGTGGCGGCGTTTCGGTTTGGAGGTGGAGATGGAGCACCCGAAGCTGGGGAGGTTCTTCTTGGTGACGGACCACACGGATGAGGACCGGGCTGAGATGACGTGGGAGATGCTGAAACAGATCTTGACAGTGAAGGAGACATTCCCTGAGATGAACCTTGCTGGCCTGCGTCGAAGGAAAGGGGACTGAGGATGGCAGCAGAAGACATTGATCCGTTCGCTCCGGCGTTCGAGTACGACCCTGGGAACGCTTTTGCGGGGGCGAAGCCGATGGAGGAGCCCGCCATCTCTCCGAAGGAGCAGGTGAAGCAGGAGAGGCGGGAGTTGAAGAAGATCTTCCCTCCGGACGTTCCGCAGCCGAAGTCGGAGGCGTTGCTCAAGAACCCGGTGAGGGGCCCTGGTGTGAAGTACGACTCGTCGTACGTGGTGCTTCAGGGGGAGTTTTGCCTGGCGGACTTGGGCGACGGTGAGATCTGCGGCAAGCCAGTGTACTCAACCCCGAGTGGGACGACGTGCGAGGACGCCCATGGGGGCGCTCCGTATGGACCCCTCCCTGGGATCTCACACACGCCCGAGTCGAGCCTTCCGGCTCCGGGTGAGAATCCGACGGAGCGACCTGATCCGTTCGCGCCTCCGAAGAGGCTTTCGGTGCTGCAAGATGAGCCTTTGTCGGTGTCTCGTATCCGCAAGGCGAAGCACTGCCTGCATGCGTTCAAGCTGAGCTACATCGACAAGGTCCCGAAGGACTCGGCCATCATGACGGAGTTCGCTGAGGAGCTGGAGGAATCGAGCCGTTTCGGTGTCTTGGTCCACGGTGGTCTGGAGCGCGTGTACAAGCACGTGTTGCGAGAGCGTATCCAGGGCGAGGTGTCTGAGGAGGTGGCCACGAAGGCGTTCCGTCGTGCCTTCATCGAGTCGGACGTGCGGGATGAGGACGACTATCAGCGCGGGCTAGAGATGGTTCGTGAGTACGTCGAGAAGACGGAGTTCGACTTCGACAAGCTGATCCCAGAGGAGCTTGGTGGTGGCATCGAGCGTCGTTTTGAGATCGCAGCGGGCGAGTTTTGGATCTTGGGCTACATCGACCTCATCGAGTACCACGGTGATGGCATCTTCGAGGTGGTGGACTTCAAGACGAACAAGAACATGTTCACGCGAGAAGAGCTTGCGAAGGACGTGCAGCTGTCGGTTTACGGCTGGGCGATCCGCGAACTGTTCCAGAATGTCAAGGAGGTTCACTTCCGGTTCGAAATGCTGCGGCACGGGCTCTCGCAACGTGCGCACAGGACGCCGGAGCAGTGCATCGACGGCGTTCGCTACTTGACGGACATGGCGAGGCAGCTGGAGACGCGTAGCAACTTCCCTCCGACGCTGGGCATGCTGTGTTCGTGGTGCAATGTGCGTCATCACTGCAAGGCGTACGGTGAGGCGCAGAAGCCTGAAAACGCTGACAAGCTCATGGGCATGGTGGCGAGCGAGGACCTGGAGCTGGAAGACATCTGCGATGCTCGTGAGAAGGCCTATGCGGTGGAGAAGTTGGCGGGCAAGCGTCGTCGTGACATCGACAAGATCATCTTGAACCGCTTGGACAAGATGGATGAGGGCTTCTACGTCTCAGAGGGCGGGAACGTGCGCTACAAGCCGATTCAGCGGTCTGAGAGGCACTGGACGCTGGACAAGATCGAAGCGGCGTTCAAGCGCATCGGCATCACGCCGGATCAACTCGACTTCGAGAAGTTTGTGAAGGTCCAGAAGGGCAACATGGAGGAGTACGTTCGCTCTCTAAAGCTTGAGAAGCCGCGTCAGGCGATGCTGATGGCCCTTTTGGAGGCCATGGCTCACGTGGACAAGAAGCAGGTTTACCTGGACGGCAGGAAGATCAAGCGGTAACATACGTAACTCGAAAGGGGTGAGCATGATGAACGGCAAGGGAAGCAAGCGGCGCCCGACGGATGAGCGGCAGTATGCGGAGAACTACGACCGCATTTTTGGCTCAAAGAAGAAACCGAAAGCGCCTGATGACGTACGAGACAGGCCCTTCCCAAACATGGTCACTAACGAGGCTGGCCAGTGGGTGGAAGACGACGAAGTGCCGGAGGAAGACTGGCCGGAGGGAGGCTGATGAGTTCAGACGAGCTAGAGGGCAGCGGTGGCCGTGGGCTCTTGCCATTCCAGATTGTTGGGAACCGTTCGCTGATGATGGAACGATGGAAGATTCTGGGCGTCGGAACGGTGAATGTGTTTGCTGATCCGAAGCTCAAGCCGGATGTCCCGATGCAGCTCTTGGATGACGGAACATACGTTCGTCTGACCGAGCGAGCTGGTGATGACGACCCCGTTCATGCCGTGGCGATGCATCCGAATTCGATGAAGCGGCTTCGTAAGATCTCCTTTCCAGAGGGGGAAGCATCATGAGTGGTGAGGATCAAGGTGGCATGTGGAGTGCCCCAGCAGACCCAGAGTTGAACCTTGGAATAATCGAGGAATGGTTCGTTGAGAGATGGAGGGCCATCGTCGCCCAAAGACCGGACTGGAAGGTCGACGATTTCTACGGAAACAGTGAGGCGGCGGATATGGCGACGAGGTGCTTGAAGTGGCTCGCTAGTGCGACTGAGCATGATCGGGATGTGGAGGCTGCCACTCGGCTCTTGTTGCGAAACGAATACTTGTGCACTTCAGAAGGCGCGCCCTTTGCTCACAAGCATGGCGAGGCTTGGGTCGTGACAGATGCCGAAGGGTGCTCGGAGGTATTCAAAACGGCGCGTAGTGCAGCCAAGGCTTTATTGTGATCTTTACCTACAGTGACCTCCGCAAGTACCTCATACCCTCGGCCCGTCCTGTGGACCTCACTGTCGAGGGTCAGATGCGACTGCAGGCATCTCGTGAGATTGCCGCGTTCGAGGAGAGGCTCTGGTTGCATGTAGCGACCCTGGGTGTCGTTCCTTTGGAGAAGACAGATGGCAGATGAAGAAGAAGATAAGAGCGTCCAGGGCTTTCTCTCAGACCTTGGTCGCAAGGTTTGGGACGCGGCAGACAAGTACGGCGACTTGGCGGCTTGTGTGGGGCTCATCTCGATGGGCTCGCAGTTTGCGGCGAGAGCTGGTATGTCGCGTGAGCAGTGCAAACTGTTGATCGACAAGACGTTCGACTTCGCGAACATGTTCACATCGAAGGGGGGCGAGGGATGAAGATCAAGCTTCGCACCCGCCATGACAAGAAGGTTTCCATCGACCAGGTGGGGAAGACGCTGGTCTTGGACCACCCATCGGGTGATGAGGTGGAGATCGAGTTCAAGGGTCGGGCCTTGAAGATTCATGATGTGGGCTCAGGTGGAAAGATTACCCTCTCCATTGATGGGCAGCATGCCTGGCGGGAGGGTGACGAAGAGGGTGGCGAAAAGGTCGCCTGGGACCCTGTGTATCGCAAGTGCGACCGCTGTCCGTTTGGCGACTACTACGAAGGAGACGCTGATGAGTGAAGATGACGACATGGTTCTGGCGAACATGAGTGCCCCTGCGCAGGGCACGTTCGCTGTTTTTTCGACCGAAGACGGTCACACACAGCTCCCGCTGGTGTCTTTTGCGGTTTTTGAGTCCGCTGAGGCCTCTGAGACGGCGGCGCTAGGGATGGTGAGTTACGCCGGAGAGCTTCTCATCGCGGAGCAGGAGCTGGAGGACTACGGCCTGGACTTCGTGGGGTACTGGGTCAGCTCCTGCGAGAGCTTCGAGGTGTTCCTGAAGCGCGTGGTGGAGTCCGAAGAAGAGGGCGAAGAGGAGGAGGAGGCTGAGGAGCCGGAAGAGGACTCTGCTGAGGAGGAGACGCCGGAGGATGAGTGACAAGCTCAGCACGAGGCAGATGGTATCGGTTCAATTTGACGAGCTATGTCCTGAGACTCAGGACACTCTCGAAGCCTTCCTGCTCTCGTCTGACCGTGGCGCCGCGTCTTCCGCAGCCATCCTCGCGCTGGCGACGGAGCTTCAGGGCGTGAAGGAAGAGCTAGCGGAGCTGCGGCGAGGGGGGGGAGCGACTGATGGCAGCTAGGACCATGTGGCGCGTTCGCTTTCAAGCCATCGTCGAGGTGGAGGTCGAGGGCGAGTACGCGTACGACGCGCGGGAGGCGGCCACGAGTGCCGTCTCTCGTCTTTTTGACGGTGCTTCGGTGGAGAGTTTGTCCTTCGTCTCCTCTGAGCAGCTTGAACGTGCACCGCTGAAGGACCGAGAACGCATCGCGCGGGAGGTCGCTGAGGCCTTCCTGTTCGATGATGATCCAGTTCGGAGTGAAGATGAGACCGAAGAAGCACAAGAAGAAGCCCGTCGACACATCCCCCTCTGCGTCATGGCCGAAGAACCGGAAGGCGCGAAGGGCAGAGGCGGCGAAGGCAAGGAAGGTGAAGGTGGTGGACGTGAACGAGCCGAGCAAACCTCTGGGGAAGGTCCTTTTCGAGTCGACCCCTTCGAAACGCCGCCTTGACGCTGCAGAGTTCACGGAGTTGCTTCAGGTCAACCTGCAGACCGCTATCGCGATGACAGTCCAGAGCGCGCTCCGTGACGATGACCAGGAGACGAACGACCTGATCATCCAGAACTTGCTGCTCGCCGGAGCCCCCTTCGCGCTCAAGGGGCAGCTCCTTCGCAGCGCCTACTGCACTTCGGCCGGAACGGCGTACGACTCCATCCGAGCGCGCCTGGAAGCGATGGGCATACCTGTCCCGCCTGACGATGCCTCAACAGATGATGGCCATGGACCTACGCTCATTCTGGGGGATGAGCAGGGTGGCGGGCATCGCTTCTGAGGGGTTTCTGAATCATCGCGAGGAACCCCGTAACGCTTGCGTATTCAGGAGATGACTGGATAAGCTCATGATATCGCTCTACTTCTCTGAAGAAAGCTGGGACTGGGTCTTCTTCTTTTGCTGAGATAAGCAGAAAGGCCTCTTGCAGGTCGTTCATGTTTGAGACTTTTGTGCCAGTGATCTCTTGGAACACGTGAGCCAGCTTTTCGAGGAAGGGGGGGTTTGGTTTTGAGTCAGGCGCTGCCGTATCTGTCTGCTCTTCCTGCTGTGGCACTATCTCGGTCGCAGGCGCGAGAGGCTTGTTCAGCGCTCCGACGAGAACATCCACCTTGGCCTCTGAGCGCACGATGGCTGCGGTGTTTTCTCTCAGGGCTTCCGCGATGTTGCTGTTGCTTTCTGACAGCCTCTTCATCGAGTCTGTTATCTCGTTCATGGACTTGACGATTGTTTCGTCTTGTCTTTTCTGCCGAGCCTCCATCATCTCAGTGAAAATGTTCAGCGCACCTTCGATGTTCAGTATTCTGGTGCCCGCCTCGGCCAGTCCAGAGACCTGGGACTCAAGGTCTCTCATCCTTATTTTTTGACCACTTAGGAGCTTCTGCACGCTTGTGATGAGTTCCCGCTTTGCTTTGTTAGAAGATTGAATTTCTTCTAGAACTTGTGCTGCTGTCTCTTGAAATTGTATGCTGCTGGCGTCGTTATCTGGATGCAGCGCATCTGACAAGGCAAGAATCGTAGTCTTTCCGGGAGGATGCAGCACCCAAGGTCTCGGCCTTTTCTTGCCGATGTCCGGATGACGCAAATCTGTCTCAATTCGGGTGTAATGTAGTGGGTTTACACACATCCGGTTTTTGCAGGTCCGCTTGAGCCGATGCCAGGAAGGGAGAGGGGTGCGATTTTCGAGTACCCATGCGATTCTGGGGCAGTTGATCGACTTGGCGCTGTTGACGCGGTAGACAGGAGGACCTGACGGCCTTTCTGCCCCGAGCCAGTTCCAACAGCCGCTGACGGTCTCTTTCTGAACTTTCTTCCAGAAAGGCTTGAGCTTGGCCTTGGGGAAGCAGACATCGATGACATTGTGGCCTACGACTTTGCGCACTTTGCGTCCCCTTCACTCTGTGTTAGCTTCGGACATGCAGGAGCAGCGAGGGCTTCCCCCTTTCGCCCGCCCGCAGGCTTCTGCAGCCCGCCGTTAGGTAGCTTCGGCGGGTTTTTTCTTGCCTTCTGTCCGAGTATGTGAGTCAGCGTACACTTTCCTCGGTAGAAGTTCTACCAGATTGTCGTCGCATCTGTTACCTTCCTTCGCAGCATGAGCTTCGACGACGAAGAGAAGGAGCGGGCGGAGAAGGCTCTCGACGGCTTGCGTCCGGACGAAGAAGTTGGACCTGAGGAGAGCGAGTGCGGCCCGAACCGGGCCGAACAGACTCCACAGGAGCAAGATCACGAGGCTACGCCTCATGATTCGGAGTTCTCTGCGGAGGACGAGTTTCACGACTCTTTTCCTGTCGAGCCCATCCAGATGGGCATGCATCCTGATGACGGGATGCCGGTTCCGGTGGACGGCAATCTGCAGGACTCGTTCGCGGTTCCTTTCACGTACGAGACGCAGCTGTGCGTGGAGGATGCGCGTGAGTACGTGGAGCTGCATCTTGAAGAGATCAAGAATTACACTTCGGAGTTCGGCAACAAGACTCGCTACCACGACAACGGGCAAGACCGTGAACGACGGGTGTTCCCCCCGAAGGACGTTATGCGCCTCTTTGGCTACTACGCCGTCTCGGACGGAACGAGCTTGATAGCCGTTCGCCCCAAGCGACCGAAGTGCAAGTACCTCAAGCGGCAAGTGCTCAACAGCCGTTTGGGCATCCCTGAGGGCGAATTCGGGCATCAGGAGGTGTTCCGTCTGTGCACGGCGCGCCGCAGCAACGGTGGAGCGTTCATGTCGCTTCGCGACCAAGGGATCTACCAGTGCGATCTGAGAGACCCGCCTTGTCCTGAGACGACGAAAAAGCAGGACGAGAGAGACCTCATCAAGTTGAGAACGCGACCGGACAAGGAGATGGTCCCCGCGTTTGGAGTGGGTGGCGACGGCTACCGGAAGGACTGAGAAGATGGCGAACCAGGCACCGCAACAGCAGCAGCCGGCTCCGGCGCAGAAGCAAGACCCTTTGGCGAACCTCTTGGCTGAGGTTCAGGTCGAGAAGAAGAGGATCCAAGGGATCAAAGAACCGACGGTGTCTTCATTGAAGGCAGAGGTGGGCGGAACGAATCTCGACCTGTTGGAGGATGCTCTCAAGCAGATGCTTGGGATCAGAAACCACCTTCTTGCCGTTCAGAGCTGGGCGGCGGGGGAGTTCCAGAAGTTCGCCGAGAACGAGGGGTTTCAGGACGAACGACTCGACTTGTTGGAGACGTTCGGTGGGGACACGCAGATCCTTCCGGATCATGCTCAGGCATTGCTAGATGTCATCGAGGGCTGCGCGTTCGTCGCGCAGAAGCTCCTTCAGGGTCCGTTCCCGATCGAGGCTCCGGACGAGGATGCTACGGCAGCGTTGACGCAGCTTCAAGAGAAGTGTGCGGCAGCGAAGGCCCTCGTCGAGGGTGCGGTTATGACTCCTGAGGAGGATGAAGAGGGAGAGGAAGAGGAGGAGGAAGATCCTTCTGAGATCCGAATGCCTCAGGGAGTGAACTGAGATGGATGTGACAGAGAATGACTTCTCGGACGAAGGGGTCGACGCTCCCCCTCCTGCTGCGATGGAGGATCTTCCTGAAGAGGATGCTCCTGAAGACATCGAGCAGGATGCCATGGAGGAGCTAGACAGGCTCCATGCGCAGCTTGGCCAGGATGATGGTCGCTTTCAACAGCAGCAGTCGTTTGACCCTACCTACGGCATGGGCGCTGGCATGGCCTCGGGCTTCGCTCAGGTCCCCAGTTTTCAGCCGGTGGTGGAGCGTACGCCTCGTCACGAGGAGCAGGACTTTCCGAGTGTGCGTGAGCACAAGACGTTGGAGGACCTCTACGCGTCTTGGCCAAACATTGGGAACGGTGAGTTCTACATCCGAGTCGAGCGCAAGCATCCGGCGAGCTACCAGGGCCAGCGCGTGGCTGGCTTCTTGGAAGACCTCCATCATCAGATCAGCATGCGTGAGTTCTCCGAGAAGTTCGGTGGTCACACGTACGAGGTCAGTGTCCGGGGTCCGGGGAAGAGTGGCGGCGATGGCTCAGACCGCACGCTGAAGACGATCCGGCTTCAGGTGCCCGGTCCGCCGAAGCTTTTGGCTCGCGCAGATGAGAATGGTTACGGGGATCCACGTCGCATGAGACAGAGTCAGCAAGATCAGGCGATCGAACTACGCCGGATGGAACTCGAACATCAGGCGCGGCGCGAGGCTCAACAGCGCGAGGATGCGATTCGCAGGCAGCAAGAAGAGCGCCAGCGTCGCGAGCAGCAGAGCCAGCAGCCCATACTCAACAGCACGATCGACGAGCTTCGCAAGATGCATCGTGAGCAGTCGGCTGTGACTACGAGTGTCCATCAGCAGACGATTCAGAATCTCAGCCGTGAGATCGAAAACGCTCGCGGGATCATCGAGCGTAAGGATCAGCACATCCAGCAGCTCCGTGACGAGCTTTTGCAGGTGAAGGCTGACGCGTCGAACCGCTGGAAGGAAGAAGAGAGTCGTCAGATCCGCGACTTGAAGGAGCGACATGCTTCTGACCTGCAGCGTATCGCCGAGGAGCACGCGGCCACCGTGGCTCGCATCGAGCAAGAGAGCGGGCGTCGGATTCAGTCCTTGACGGAGGGCCACCAGCGTGAGCTTGCTCAGCTTCGTGACGCCGAGGCACGCGAGCGTGAGCGGCTGCGTGATGACGCCAACCGTCGGGAGCAGGCGCTTCAGGATGAGGCAAACCGGCGTGAGCAGGCGCATCGGGACCGTGAGCAGATGATTCGCGACGAGTACAACCGTCGGGAAGAGGCTTCACGCAGAGAGCTTGAGAGCCGCCTTCAGATGATGGAGCGCCAGAACAAGCGCGATCTGGAGATGATTCGGTCGACGGAAAGCTCGAAGGCTGTTTTCACGGAGCAGACGGCGAGCAATCAGATGAGCTTCTTGAACATGCAGCTCAAGGAGGCGCAGAAGTCCGAAGCAGCAGCTCAGGCGGAAGCCGCTGCGCTCCGTGAGGAACTGATGCGTCACACGAACAAGCCCCTCTTGCAGCAGGTTGAGGAGACGAAGACCATCGGTGAAGCACTCGGCCTCTTCGAGAGCAAGCCTGAGAAGAAGGACTGGAAGGAGTCGTTGGTCGACGGTGTTTCCAGCGCCCTTCAGAAGGCTCCTGAGATGATGGAGGCGGTCATTGGTGCCCGTCAGCAGAACCAGCAGGCGGTCGCAGCTGCCCGCGCCGCCCAGGCGCAGCGTGCCGCTGCGGTACGGCGTCAGCAGCAGCAACAGCTTCTGGCGGCTCCGCCGCCCATGGCGCCCGCTGTGATGGGGCCAGCAGTGGCCCAGCGGACGCAACAGCCTGTCCCGCCGCCATCGTGGGACCAGGGGCCGAGTGACCCCTCGCAGGGCCCTCCGGTGCCGTTTAAGTTCCAGGGCCCTCCGATGCCTGAGCCGGCGCCTTTGGCTCCGGACGTGGCGCCTCCGAACGCACCTACGCCGCCTCCGGTGTATGACGACACGCCGATGCCGGTTTCGACGGGGCCGTCGTTCGTCATGGGTCCTGAGATCAGAAAAACGCCGGAGGAACTGGCGCGAGAACAGGCTTCATCACCGGCTGCGCCTCAGCCAGCGCCTCAGCCCCCAGTTCAGGCGGCGCCTGAGCCGCCTCCGATGGAGGCTGCGCAGGACCCGTTCGCGGCACCGGAGGAGCCTGCGGAAGATCCGCACGACGCGATGCCGGAGTCGGCAGGCGGCCAAGGCTTCCAGATGGATCAGGAGTCGATCCTTCGCTTCGTCGAGCAGCTTGACTTGGCCATCGGTGTTGGGTTCGTGGGCCCGGATAAGTTCGCGGAAAAGTTCGTCGAAGAGGCTGGGCCGGAGACGACCGCTCAGCTCCTTCAGCAGATAACACCGGAAGGCCTCATCGAGCTTGTCTCGGAACATGCAGGTGACCGACTTCCCAACATTCAGTCCCGCTCGGGCCGAAAGTATATCACGGCGCTCTGGCAGGAAGCCGGAAAGCTTGTGGTGATCAGCCAGTAACGGCTAGAATGCCGTCAGAGGTCGGCTCCAACTTGGCGTTGAGGGCACTCGACTGAGAGGATCTTGACGATGGATGGAACTGCAAAAACGGTTGCCTGGGCAGCGTACACTGCGGCGGTCGGCGCCTCGGTCTACCATGGCTACAAGCGAAACCAGGCGGACAACCCGATCTTCTGGGCGTTGATGTGGGGGGTGGCTGGATCCATCGTCCCTGTCATCACCGTTCCGGTGGCCATCGCTCAGGGGTTCGGTGAGCCTTCGAGCCCTCAACTCAAGGCTTCGGTGTAGCAGCGATGACGTTGAAGAAAGCGGTCTACGAAGAGGTCTTCGAGATGCGGAGCATCCACGCCAAGCCTTCGAAAGCATTGGGAGCTGCGGCTGTCGAGCTGGGTCTTTCGACCTACATCTCGATGCAGCATTTCATGTTTGAGTCTCGGATCGAAGAAACCCTTCACCAACTCTCGAAGGTGTCCCCTGAAGGATACGATCGCGCCGTGGCCGAGATTGACGGCGACAGCTGACCTGATGTAGAAGAGCGCGCCTATGAAGGCGTTGCTTGTGATCATGTTGGTGTTGGTGCCTCTGCGTTGGCAGGAGCACCGAGGAGAAGATGAAGCTGCGGCCAAGCTCCGCTACGAGCGCATCGCTGAGGCGATCGTTTTCGAGGCGGCTGGCGACAAGCAGCTGGAGGCGTTTCTGCTTTCCGTTGCCCGTCACGAGAGCGAGTACGCGCTCGACGTGCATGAGGGCAAGCGTCGAGGTGATGGGGGTCGTAGCTACGGCTTGTTCCAGCACCAGATGCCGCCAGGTGGTGCGAACGACAAGTACATCCGCATCCCGAAGCACCCGAAGAAGTGGCGCGCGAAGGACATCGTGGGGACGGATGAGGCGAGCACGAAGCGTGCTGTCTGGACAGCGGCCTGGGTGCTCCGCCCGAAGATCAAAGCCTGCAACGGCAACGCTCGCTGTGTTTTCAAGAGTTACGGTGGTTTGGGCCGCGGCCCGATGAAGCCGAAAGTGAAGGAGCGGATTGAGGCTCGCGTGGCGACCTACTTCCGTGTTCACCAGCTCATGAAGGCGTCGAAGTGATTGTTGTCCAAACCCGCGACATCAAGTAGAGTGTAGCCGAAGCCCTTCGTCGCTGGAGCGTGGCTGAAAACTACTCCTGCGCGCGATGAAGCCCTTCGGAAAGCAAAAACTTCGTCCCCCAACCCAGGGCGGGATGCTTGGCCGTGCGCCCGAGGACACAAGATTCTCGGGTTTTACGGGTCCAAAGGACACGCTCAAGGCGATGGAGCGGATCGCGCTTGGCCCGAGAGGCGAGCAGAGCCCTGTCGTGCGCCAGTTCACCGAGTACGTGGTGAAGGACATCTGGCCGAAGGACTACCAGGGCGAGATTCTGGCGGTCCGCAACTGCTTTCTGCAGCCGAGCCCTACGCGCGCAGGGGCGCGGATGTTTCGCTACGCGAATGATCCTCGTCACGTCGAGTGGATCAAGGACCCGCAGCGGATGGTTGAAGAGGTCGCACAGCAAGGTGTTTGCGTGGCCGACTGCGATGAGATCGCTTTGTTGGGTGCAACGATGTGTCTTCAGCTTGGTCGCGAGGTCGAGCTGGTAGCGTTGGGTTTCGCGCCCCGTCAGCTCACGCATGTGGGCTACCGGGTCAAGGAACCCAAGAGCAACAGATGGATTTGGGTCGACCCGGTAGCGGGTCCCCGAGAAAGGGAAGCAGCAGAGACCGCGAAAGAGGTCCTCTTCTGGAGTTTGGATTGATGTCGAATTCGTTCACATATTCGTCCGGTGGTCATCCGGGGAGCATCGCTGCTCAGCAGCAGACCCTCAGGCAAGCTGCGCGTGGACCGGTCATGTACCAACCCGCGCCTCCGCCTCGTCAGCCGACATTCCGAGCGGCTCCTCAGCCTCCTGGTCCGGCGCACATGGGTCCGCCTCCGCCGCAGCCTGGCACGCCGCAGTCTCCGGACATGGACATGCCGCAGGACCCTGGTGGGGCGCTGGTCCCGCTTCCTGCTGACGAGCCGGCGTTCCCTCAGGGTCCGCCTGCGCCGATGCCCATGCCGCAGCCCCAACCGGGCGGTGATGCACAGGTGATTCCACAGCCTCAACCGATTCCTGGTGATCCGATGATGGATCCCATGATGACCGATCCGATGATGATGGCGTACGAGCAACCTTCTGCTCTCGCGCCGGGGGCCCAACAGGGCCCAAACAACACCTGGAAGTACGTGGGTGTTGGCCTTGGCCTTCTGGCCGTTGCGGGTGCAGGGTACTACTTCTGGACCAAGAAAAAGGAAGAACAGTGATGCGTCGTTTCCCCCTTCAGCCTCCCGTCACGCCGGCTCTGCCGCATGGCAACACCCGTGGCGGCATCTTCGAAGCTGGCTACGTGCCGGCGACCTACATCGACATGCGTCGTCCGACAATTCCGACGGACAGTCCGCGCGGCCACATGGTCAGCCAGGACGTGTTCCGGTCCGAGGTTCCCTTCCGGGACTCTCAGACCGTTCGTCCCATCACCGGCATGCACGGCGGGATGGGCTACATGAAGACCTACGTGCCGATGCACGGCATGGGCGCGCACATGATGGTGGAAGCCGCTGACCCGCGTCCCATTCCGATCGGGATGCGTCGTCCGGTCCCGACGCCTCATGGCCGCACCGAAGGCGGCATCTTCGGCCACGGCATGGTGCACACCTCCGGCATGTACGTCGGTGGCAGCGTCCCGCAGGAGCGGACGATGCGCAAGATCACCATGGCCGGCTTTGGCATGAGCCCCGACGGGCTTGGCTGAAGCGGCAACTACTGAGCCCGGTCGGGCCTGAAAGGAAACCAGTATGCGGAGCCGACTGAGCCCTCGTACCGCGGTGAACAGCCGCCAGCGCTACTATGGCCCCATCTACGGGGACAAGATCGCGCAAAACCTCGAATTCTACACGGGCCAGACCCGCGCCAACTTGCAGAGGATGCGAAAGATGTACGGAAGAACTCTCGCGGGCATGGGCTCGACGTCGGGGATGGGAAGCGTGGGTGTTGACCCGGGCTACCAGAACAAGGCGATCTACGAGCTGGAGAAGGAAGACGACTCTTTCGGCTCGGGCATCTTCGATCCGCCTGGTCGCACGGGCACGAGCAACCCAGACGCAGGGGTGTTCTCCAGCAGCTACGACCTGCCTGGTTACATCGCTCGTGGCGTCCCCTTCACGGTCAGCAAGGACGTGAAGGACATCAACTCGGGTGCAGACGTGGTCTACGTCCCGGGTGGCGGCATGGCGTACGTCGAGAGAAACGGCCGGCTCGCTGGTCCTCTTCACAACCCGATGTCTCACATCGTACCGCAGTCGCCCGCTCCGGTTGGTCCCATTCCTTCTTCGCCCGCGACGTTGGGTCCGGTTCCTTTCAACATCAAGCGCAAGCGTCTCCCGAAGCAGAACATCGTGTTCCCTCGTCAGACGCCGGCTCCCGTGAATCCGGTGGCGAACCCCGTTGCTCACGCCGCGCCTGACATGCCGATCTACCCGGCTGTTCCCTTCACTTCGACGGTGAACGTGGGCCCGACTCGTCCGATTCCGATCAGCGGTTTCGGCGAAGAGGAAGAAATCAAAGAGCCGGCTACGGTCGGACAGCTCGCACTCGCTGGCGCCGCGGTCGGTGTGGCTGCTGCCCTGGTCTACGGTGCGCTCAACGCGAAGTGAGGTTCAGAGATGTATTCTGCGATGGGAAACACGGGGTGTCCTGACCCCATCATGTTCAAGGACCCGGACGGCAAGTGCTGGTGTCCTCCGCCTTACTTGGACGAGGACGGCAAGTGCGTGAACGCTCTGACCAAGCCTGCGCCGAAGCCTGCTCCTTGTCCTGATCGGATCATGTTCCGTGATTCGGCTGGCAAGTGCTGGTGTCCGCCTCCCTACCTCGACCAGGGTGGGAAGTGTGTGAACGTGCTTCAGCAGCCGACGCCTCAGATCCCTTCCGGAGGCGGAGGAGGTGGCGCTCAGCCGCAGTCTCAGACCAAGCCTCAGACCGCAGGTCTTGGGAACGTCGGCATGATCGCCTTGGCCGCGGGCGGCATCGCGTTGCTCTACATGGCTGGGAAGCAGAGCCAGAAGAAGGGTCGTCGTCGATGAGCTTCAAGGCAATGCAGACGGTGTTTCCTCCGGAGCAGGCGAGCATCTTCGGTTACACCTACGGCGGCGTGCCGAACCCTCTCGTGCCGCATAAGCACCCCTACCCGACGCGGTACCATGGGCCGAATTACACGGTTCCGGATGCGCGTTCAACCTACCGTGAGCGCCCGTACGCTGAGTCGCCCTATCTCGGTTTCGGTGGGACGGCGCCCATCTTTCAGCATGCTTCTGGCTATGCCTTCGTCGATGCGGCTCTTGGAGCTGCCATGGGCTGGGTGATGGCGAAGGAGTCTGACCGGCCGATGCTCGTCTTCGGAGGCGGTCTTGCTGGTTACTTCGCAGGCACCGCGGGCCTGCTCGGAACTGCAGCTGTGGCCGTAGCCACACGTATGACGCCGCAGGCGAGGAGTTCACAGAGATGAGTCAAGGGATCTTCCACATGTCTGTTCCGATGGGTCAGGCTCCGCCTCCCCCTCCGCCGCCGCCGCCTCCTCCTCCGCCCCCTCCCGGTGCGAGTGGCGGCAGTCAGGCCGCGCCCCCTCCGGCTCCTGGTCCGGGGACGCCTGCGCCCCTTCCGCAGAACATGCCGTCGATGATCAATCGTGCTGTCATGCAGACGCCGATCATGTTTGCTCCGACGCAGCAGCGTCTGATCGACATGCAGGCGATGCGGTCGGGCGAGCAGGGCCCTGAGGGCATGATCAACCCCGATGAGTACCCGCCGGCTTCGCCTGGTGGGATCCCGACTTGGGCCTACATCGCGGCCGGTGCTGTGGTGATCGGTGGGGCCGTCTACTTCCTGATGCGGTGAGCCATGTACACGAGTTTGGGCTTCGATTTCCTCAAGGAACAGGAGTGTGCGCCTTGTGCGTATGACACGCTCTTGAATCGCTGCGACTGCTCGCAGAGAGACTACATGTACAAGGTCCCCGGCAGTCGCGGCTACCAGGAGGTCGACTTGGGGCCGACGGGACCCAGTAGTCGCCCAGGCTCGTCTCCCACGATGGCGCAGGCTGGCATGGCGGGCGGGTCGATGCTTCTCTTGGGTGCTGCGGTGATCGCGGGCGCCTACTACTTCGGAAGAAACAAGTGATGGCGTGTCCTGCTGGACAGAAGAGCTGGAAGGGTGAGTGTCTGACCCCCGAGGAGGTTCAGAAGCTCGGCCCTGCACTCTGTCGAACGGATGAGACTTGGTACGCGTCCCGAGAGGGTTGTGTCTGCAAGTTTCGTCCGCTGATGAAGCGGGACGGATCTGGCAAGTGTGTCGCGAACCCGTTGGCTCTTGGTCTGCTAGCTATGGCTGTGGCGGGCGGCGCCTACTACTATGCGAGGAAGTGATGGCGAAGATTCTTGGGATCCGAGAAGTTGTCGGCACCGGTCTTTCGCGCTCGGTCCAGGGTTACACGACGTCTGCTCCTCAGGAGGGGCAGTACGCGCTCGTACCGATGGGTGACGAGGCGCAGCGGGTCTACGACCTGAACCAGCCGGGTCGCGTCAAAGAGATCAAGGACGTCCTCTACCATCTCTCGAAGCTGAAGTCTGATTCGCTTCAGACGCCGGCCGAGGAGCTTCAGACCGAGGACACCTGGAAGCATATGCGTCGGAGTGGCCAGCATGCTGATGCATGGGACGGCGCGACGGCGGATGCCTTTGTTTTGGCGATCGGCCGCTACAAGGACCTCGCGGGGTACCTGCTGTCTCCGCCTCCGATGTCGCAGCTTCTGATCGAGTTCCAGGGCGGGAAGACGGGGGTCATTGGCGGCCCTCAGCCAACGATCGCCGGCATGGAGATGTTGGCGCAAGCGGCGCGTCAGCTGCTTGGTGGTGCCCCTCAGCTCTCGCAGTACGTGCAGTGGCGTGGTGGTGATCTCAGCAGCCTGTTGGACTTGCCTCCGGATGCAAAGGTGTTTCCTGTCTTGAAGGCGGGACCCATCTACGACGCGAGAGGCTGGACGCTGGCTTGGCGTGATGGGCCTGTCGCTCAGGCGAACCCTCAGTTGGTCGATGAGCTGGACCTCGTCGAGGACAGTATCCAGGCCAATTGGCGGATGGCCCAAGACGAGCCTGATGAGAAGGGTCGCGAGGAGCGCGCGAGCAGTCTCATCAGCAACCGTGCGACGAGAGATCAGATCGTTCGTGAGATGAACAAGGGTGCTCCTCCGCGGGACTGCAACAACATCAACCTGAAGTGGTCGTGGGAGCAGAACAAGTGCATCCCGCGCTGCCCTGAGGGCATGGAAGTCGTGCCTGGTCAGGATGGTTGTGCGGTTGTGCTTCCTGAGCTGGACATCTCGATGCGCAAGCCATTGACGGCAGGTCAGAAGGTCGCTGTGGTCGGTGGTGTCGCCGTCGGTGCGTACTTCCTGGTGGACTTCCTTCGCAAGAAGAAGGTGTTCTGAGCATGGAGCGTCTGCAGCAGCTTGCCCTGAATCGGATCAAGGGCTCACTCCCCGTGTTTCCTGGCGCGACGCCTCAGGAGCGCCTGCAGATTGCCCGTGCTTCTGCAGAGGCTTCTCTGCGGAAGTACGCTCCCAACTTCGAGTTTGACCCTGAGCGCGCTCGTCAGGTCATGAGCCAGGTGAGTGGCTGGTCTGAGCGGAACAAGGATGACCTTTCCAAGGCGATGGAGTCGCCGGAAACGAGCCTTCCTCGTTACCTCGTGCTCAACATGGGCAACGCGGCGCGGGTTCAAGACTGGGTGATCGCTAATTACGTCATCGCATCCATCGGACTCGGTCCTTGGATGAGCGGTCGTGTGGTGCGTGAGATCGCAGACCCCAACTCGAACATCAGCTTGAACTGGGCCCAGGCGGATGAGAACGACCGTCTCCAGGCGTTCGCGATGATCGTCAAGATGGATCAGGACGGCGATCTTCGTTACATCTTCGAGGGCACTCCGGCGGCGATGGGGATCCCTGCGATGGCGGTCTGGGCTGTTGTCGTGACGGTCATCGGTTTGGCGGCGGTGATCGTGAACTACATGTTCATCTCTCGGCGCTTGGAGGTGAACAACAACCTCATGCGCGAGCAGTGCTTGAAGGCTCAGGCCGAGGGCGACACTGCTACCGTTGAAAAGTGCATCGAAGCTGCGAAGGAGTTACAGGCGAAGGATCCGTGGGCGGGTATCACGTCTGAAGCGGGGAAGGTCGTGATGGCTTTGGGCGCCATCTACATCGGGATCCGATACGCGTTGCCGTGGGCCACGGACAAGCTCTTGGAGAAAAGCCGATGATGTACTCCTGCTTCAACGACAAGCTCGGCCTCTACGAGTACTTTGAGGGTCCAGGGCATCATCCTACGAACGGCGACCTGCCGACGCCTCGTGACGGTCAGATGGCTGGCACTGTAGGTGTTCCTGCAGCAGACGCGGGGCGCAGGCTTCCGTCGGGCGTTCGCCGTGCTGGCACTGGCTGGGAAGCCAAGGGCATGGTGGTGAACTGCAAGAACCGTCCGGTTCAAGGCATTGGTTCCATCGATCTCAAGGGCAATCCTCTCCTGATCCCCTACGTTCTCGTGGCGGGTGGCTTGGGCTACTACATCCAGAAGGAGCGAGGAGGCTCCGTACCTCTTGGTGTGGCTCTTGGCGCAGGATCGGCTCTCCTGGTATCCTTCGTCGGGAACAAAGATGCCTAGGGTCAAGGTATATGAGGCGGAAGACCTCGCGCGGGGGATGGTCAAGACCTTCAACGATCGCGATGTCGAGTACGTAGAGAAGTACCGCTGGAAGTGGCCGCGTGTCCTTCAGAACGTCGGAGATTCTCTCGCTGTTGCCTATGGCTCTGACAAGTGGCAGCGGAAGAACGACAAGGGCGCTCGTCCGGGCGAGCTGTACAAGCATCTTGCTGAGAGTCGCAACCGCGCTTTCGTCAAGCCGGGGCTGCTTCACGACTACTACAAGCGGAACAAGAAGTGGAAGGTCATCGGACCGAAAGTCTACTTCGATGAGGTTCCGATGCCGGATTCCTTCGCCATCCTTGGCCTCTTCGAAGAGATCAACTTGAAGCTCTACACGGGTGGCGACGACGATGATCCGAAATTCGGCAGAGGCCGTGACGATGGGATCGTCAAGTCGACGGTGCGCCACGGTTACCTGGGCGCTTCAAAGTTTCGTTGGTCTGAGGTTGGCTGTGGCAAGGATGAGCCTTTCATCTTCGTGTTCACGAAGAGCGAAGGTCCCTTGATGCTCGTGACTGGCAAGACGCTCGATATCGAGAAAGACGGGATTGTAGGTTGAGACATGGCTGAAACCAAGCGAATGGGCCTTTCGACTCGGAAGACGCAGCGCAACGCGCAGTATCTGATGGGTCCGGAATTGAAGCGTGCGATGCGTGCGCCGAAACCTCCCCCGGTGTCTCAGCTCGATGTGGTGCGCAGCATCCGTCGTGCTGTCGGTCAGGCGATGTTCATCGCGGACGAAGAGGTTACGGACGAGAAGTACAAGTACGAGGGCGGTGAGCCTTGGACGACGGATGACTTGGATCGACTTCAAGAGGCGGTCCAGTTCGTGTTCAACGTCACCAAGGGCGCGCAGGCGCGTCTGAAGGCTTTCACCCGGGACGAGAAGGTTGCGACGAGTCCGAAGTCTGAGATCAACAAGGCTGCGAAGGGCTTTCAGGCTGCGATGAAGGAGCTGGAGGCGCTCTTGCCGGGCGAGGAGATCGACTTGGTCGTGGATCCTGTGGAGCAGCAGGTCGACTTCATGGTCATCTACAACGACGGGATGAAGATCCTTCGGAAGTCGTGGTCGCACCTCTTCTACATCACGGCGACGCAGCCGATGAAGGTCCGTCTCGACAAGAAGGACTCAGAGGCTGTTCGGGATTTGCTTCGTGACGCTGACTCGATGCCTCCGCAGTACTTCGTTGCGGTCTGGTCGGCACAGGCTGAAGAGATCGGACGACCGGTCGAAGTCTACGCCTCTGACAAGGAGCTTCTTTGGGTTCAGGTACCGACGAGCATGATGGGCGATCGTCCTCTCGCGCGCCCGGCGCAGGGCAAGGCTCGCCAGAGCTGGGGCTTCCGGAAGGTTGACACGAGCAACGCTCGTGTGTTCAAGGAGCAGCTCACTCCTGAGCAAAAGAAGGCTGTCAGTGACTACCTCAAGGCCCATCGTGGACGCCCTGTTCCGCTCGATGAAGTCGCTGCTGCTACTGGCGTTGAGTACGTCATGGGCGGCCCTGGCTCTGGTCCCGAGCGCGTCCGGGGCAGTGAGTACGTCGACAACAGCAGCAAGGCCGGCGCCCGCTCTGCCCTTTCTGACTACGCCCTCTTCCGTCAGGTGTGGATGCTCGATCTGGACTGAGACGATGAAGGGAAGCGCGTTCGTACAGACCCTCCCGAAGGGGAGGAACCTCGACGAGTTCAAGCGGCGGGACTCGATGATCCTCGACGCTGTGCGCCGAGGTGACTACGCGCCTATCAACTGGATTCCTTTTCAAGTCGTGGGTCCGAATCAGGAGCTGGTGACGCTCTACGCGAGCCAGGACACGCTTCGGATCGGAGACGCAGAGGACTCGGTTCGTGTGACGACGAGTCACGAGGCAGCTCAACGGATCGCTGATGAGCTGGGGGTCACGTTGCTGACTTCCAAGCTCAGTGATGAGATCTACCGCGCCGCTGACATCAAGCTTCAGCCTATTGCCAGGAACTGGTACGCCGACGGAACGATGGCTCACACCAACCGGATGGTGGAGCAGAGTCAGGCGGTCGATGCGCAGATCTTCGACGCGATGATGAACAAGCGGTTCGACAAGCCGCCGCTCGTAGCCGGTCAAGGCAAAGACTGGGTGTTCGCCAAGTCGCTCTGGCAGCGTCCAGGCATGGGTGCAGAGTACGGCTGGCACATCACGCCAGCCAAGGGGCACTACAAGTCGATCCTCTTCCCTGGTGAGGTCGGGGTGCTTCAGCCGCAGGCTTTGGCCCATCCCATCGGCTACACGGACTACAGTCAGACGGTTCGCTTGCTTCGCCTCGATGGGAAGCTTTGCGACCCGGACTTGGCGGAGTGCATCCCGACGACGGTTCCGTACCTCGCGACGAGCGAGAAGTATTGGCCGATCATCTCTCACGAGGGGAAGCTCCCCGAGTACCGTCACCCTGGTGTGCGGCAAAAGGACCTTCCTCCGCCGAAGCCTGCTCCGCCTGGGACGGACAAGCCCAAGCCCCTCCCGACGCCCAAGCCGTCGCCAAAAAATCCCCCTCATGCGCCAAGTGCGCAGCCTCCCAAGCCCACGATGGTCGCAGCCATGGGTGGCTCGGAGCAGGTGCTCTATTTCGCTGCGGGAGCTGTCGCTGGCTTCTCCCTTGTTTCGTGGATGAGATCGAACCGCTGAGGTAAACTTTCGAGATGAACAACCCTTTTGATGATTTGGCGGCTGGGGGAGCCCCTGGTGGAGATTTTGCTCCGCCTACCTACACGCCCCCTGCGGCGGTACCCGCCGAGCATCAGACGGTTGCTCCGAAGGGTGCCATCCCTTCGACGACCACCTACGAAGGTGGCGGAATATTTGCACAAGCAACGCCTGGCCCGTCTATTGACAGGACGAAGAGCCAGCAGAATCCTCCGCCTCCGCCGCGGGGCTACAACTTCGGTCCTTCGGAAGTACCGCTTCCAGCAGTTTCGCCGATGCCGCGCATGCCGGGTCCTCCTCTTCGAGTTCAGCCTGCGCCTGCTCGCTACCCGATGGACGACTTGGGCGAGTACGAAGAGGACATGGTGGGGCACAATCTGGGCCTGTCTGTCATCGGCGTGGCTGGCGGTGCTGCTGTGGGCACGTACTACGGAGGCCCCTTCGGGGGCCTAGCCGGCGGGCTGGCAGCAGGGGCCGCCGTCAATGCGTATCGAGCGATGAAGTACTTCACTTCCGGAGCGGACGACCGTGAGGCGAAGATTTCTGGCACCTACGCCGTTGTTTCTGCGGTCGGAGCGGGTGCTCTCTGGTATTACTTCGTCTCAGATCGCGACATGAAGAAGAACGCTGAGTCGAAGCGCAAATCCTCTGGTGGTGGGCGCCGGAACTACAAGGAGTTCTCTCAGAACGCGCCTGAAGATTGCGATATCCGGCCGGTTGGTCCCTGAGGAAGACGAAGATGAGTGAAGCGCTACCGACGACGACGACCGTGATGGCGGATGCCCAGTTCGGGCTGGTCCGCTCACTTGTGCCCTATGACGGCTTCACCACGGATTACAGCGGTCAGCCGGTAGACACCCCCATCATGTTCACCGAACGTGGTCGTGCGATCGATCCTCTCGCGTCGCAGGGCAAGCAAGGGTACGATCCCAATCTCGTCGGTGGCCTTTCTGTTCCTGAGGGCGCCCGTGTTCTCATCTGGGTCCCTCAGATCACGTACAACGACGGCGTCAACGTCTTGCCGTACACCTGGAGCTTCTGGTGGCGCTACCGAACGCTCTTGGACTTCCAGAACGACAATCAGATCCCCTTCCACTTGACGCCGAGCGAGGGTGTGCCTGACACTTCGGGTCCTCAGACGGAAGAGCGCGTGCTCATCCCTGCGGCGAACAGTGGGACTATCTACGTCCAGACGGAGCCGGTGTCCGGCTTCGCTCGTGTGACGCAGAATGGTCGTTCTGAGGACATTCGCTTCGGTAGCCCGAACTTGCTGCAGCCCCTCGTCCCGGGTGGCGGCACGGGTGTCATTCAGCAAGGTGTTCAAGATCCGGCGTCTTTCGCAGATGCTGGGCAGCCTTTGTACGTCGTGCATGAGGTCTCTGCGACGGGGGACGAGCTGCTCATTGGGCTGACTCGCGGGGCCACGCCGACGGACTACGATTTTGCCGCCGGCCAGGCGGATGAAAATCTTGCGAACCTCTTCGGCCCTGGTGCAGCAGCGCGGGCCGCCGTCTACGTGTCTATCGGCACGTCTCCCTGATGACTGTCAAAAACGCCAGCCTTCGGTTTATTCCGCGCGCGCAGCCTCCTGGAGGCGGCGGCGGTGGTCCTTCGCCTTGGCAGGCGACGGGCACGGTCGTCGAGCTTGTCACGCCGACGAACACCGTGGCTATCGGCGCATCCACCATGGCTGGTGGCGAGAAGGTTCGGATCGTTGGGACACTTCGTGTCGAGGGCAACCTTGAACTGACGGGCTTCATCGACACCTTCGTTCGTATCGAAGATTCGACGGCAGGCAACGGAGCCTTCTTCGAGCTTTCTGGCGGTTCTACGGCTGCTGTCAGCAACCTGAACGAGGGTCGCGTTCGCTACAACGAGGTGCTTCAGCAGTTCGAGGTCAGCGTCAACGGTGGCCCGTACCAGGTGTTTGGACCTGGCGGTTCTTCTGGTTCTCTCACGAGTGCAGTCTATAACTGCCCGGCAACGGTAAATGTGAACGATGCGGTGTTCCTCTCGGCGGCGGACAACGTGGTCCAGGCAGCGTCCAACATCGTAACGGACCGACCTTGCGTTGGTGTGGTCATCGCCAAGCCCACGGCGACGACGTGTGAGATCCAATACGCTGGAGAGTTGGGCGGTTTTGCTGGCCTGGTAGCGGGAGACACCTACTATCTTTCCACAACTCCTGGTATTTTGACGAATGTTCCTCCGACGGCTCCTGGTGAGATCGTTCAGGAGGTTGGTTTTGCTCGCAACGCGACCACTCTGGTTGTCTTGATCGAGCGTAACTTCACGCAATTGCAGTAAAGATTGAGCATGGCACAGTTCGTATACGAAGGTGAAGCGGCACTCGGTTTTCGCTTCGTCGCGTCTTATGGAACGACGAATGAGCTGAGGATCCCTACGAAGACGGGAACTCAGGTTCTGAACAAGCCTGGTGGCTACCCCGACGGTCAGCTCATCACCGACGAGAACAGTGACCCTGTCGATTTCACTGACCCCATCACCCTTCGTGCATTGCGTGCGGACCCCCGATTCACGGAACAGCGACCCCGAGTGATTCCTCGGCAACCTTTTGAAAGATAAGACAAATGGCTGATAGCAAAGCATTGACTATTCAGGCTGGGATCACTCGCCAGGTGGGAGACACCGATGCGCTGATTCTCGGCACGAACCCCGTGACGGGCTCCATCGTCACTCCTACGGGTGGCGCAGCAGACCTGGTCCTCTCCCCTGACGGTGCGCTGGTTCAGATCGGCGTAGCTGGTGGCGGCAAGACGCTGGACGTCACCGACATCAACGCTGACCCCGGCGGCGGTGGTCACGTCATCAACCTCGGAACGCTTGCTCCGACGGGCGACATCAACATCAGCCGAGTGGGTCAGACCACGACCATTCTCGGGGACCTGGTTGTTGATGGCACCGAGATTTTCAACGGTGGCGCGACCTTCCAGGCGAATGCGACCTTCAACGGCAACGTCACCTTCGGTGACGCTGTGACGGACACGGTCTCCTTCGTGTCTCGCGTCGGCACGGTTGGTCAGCAGGACATCATCTTCATCGAGGGCCTTGCGCACGAGATCAGCATCGCCGCTGATGTCGCTGGCTCGACAACTGCGGGTGGCACGCTGACCATCGTGGGCGGTGAGGGGGCCGCTGCTGGTGGTGGTAACCCTGGTGCTGCTGGTGGTCTGACCATCGTACGTGGTGGCCCCGGTGGCGATGGTGATGCGACGCAGCCTGCTGGTGCTGGCTCTCCGGTGTTTATTTCCGGTGGCGCGGCTGGCGCTGACGGCGGTGGCGGTGGCGCCAACGGTTCTAGTGTCAGCATCAACGGTGGCGCGGCTTCTGGCGCTGGTACCGATGGCATCGTGAGCATCGGCATCACGAACACCTCGGACATTCAGATCGGACCGCTTCAGCTCAGCATCGAGGAGCGAGTCGGCGACCCCGGTGCTACGGCGGATCGCGGCAAGGTCTACACGAAGGATGTGTCGGGTACTACGGAGCTGTTCTACCAGGACAGTTCGGGCAACGTCCGTCAGCTGACGCCTCCGACAGCAACCGTTTCTCCTGGCGGTGTCAACACCAACGTCCAGTACAACAACGCTGGTTCCTTCGACGGCAACAACAACTTCACGTTCGACGGCACGGACATCTTCCTCGGTCCGGCGACTGGTCTTTCTGCTACCTCGACGAGGATCAACATCCCGGACAACAACGCGAACGGGTTGGAGGTCATCGCCAACAGCTCGGAGATCTACCTCAACATCGACACGACCAACGCGAACGAGATCATCACGATCGGCAACGCGACGTCGGACCCTGACGTCTCCTTTGCGGGCGCTGGTGATGTTCGCATCGACGGTGGCGCGCAGCTCATCTTCTTGGAGCGAGTCGGTGACCCCGGTGGTGCGGTCAACGAGGGCAAGGTCTACACGAAGGATGTGTCGGGTACTACAGAGCTGTTCTACCAGGACAGCGCCGGTAACGTTCGGCAGCTCACGCCGCTCCCTGCCGCGACCACCCCCGGTGGTGCCAACACTCAAGTCCAGTTCAACAACGCTGGTTCGTTCGACGGCAACGCCAACTTTACCTTCGACGGCACGGACATCTTCCTCGGCCCTGTCACCGGTGTTTCGACGACCAACGTCAAGTCCAACGTGGGTGACAACACGGCGGACGCCTTCCAGGTCATCGCAGATGACACTGACGTCTACCTCAACATCACGACGGTCAACGGTCTGGAGCAGATCAGTCTTGGCAACGCGACGACGAACCCGGACATCGTAGCCTTCGGCTCTGGCGACTTCCGCCTGGATGGCGGTTCTCAGTTCGTCATCACTGAGCGTGTTGGTGATCCGGGTGCGACGGCGAACGCTGGCAAGGTCTACACCAAGGACGTTGCTGGCACGACCGAGCTTTTCTACCAGGACAGCGCCGGCAACGTTCGTCAGATCACGCCTCTACCTGCAGCGACGCCGGCCGCTCCATTCGACTCGGTGCAGTTCAACAACGCTGGTGCTTTCGGCGGCTCTGCGGACTTCACCTTCGATGGCACTGAGATCAACCTCGGTCCGGCGACGGGTGTCTCGACCATCCTCACGGACATCAACATCGCGGACAACACCAACAACGCGTTCCTCATTCGCGAGAACATCAACAACTACATCGAGATCGACACGTTCACCGCTGCTGAGTCGATGTCGTTCGGGAATGGCGGCGCCAACACGCCTTCGATGCTCTTCACGATTCGCGCAGCCAACTTTAGCTGGCGGGTCACGGAAGCTGGCACTTCTCGCGACTACATCAACATCAACGCGGGCGGCTCCAACAACATCGAGCTGGGCAACATCACTGGTGCTCCTAGTGTCGACATTGTAGGTGATGGCGGCCTCTACCTCCGAGGTGACAACCTCAACAACGGCTCCTTTCTCGACATGCGGGAGCGCCTGGTTGACCCGGGCAACGTTGCAAACCGAGGCCGTCTCTACACCAAAGACGTATCCTCCGTCACGGAGCTGTTCTACCAGGACAGCGCTGGCAACGTCCGGCAGCTCACGCCTCCTGGTGGTGCTGCTTCGTCTTCGCTGGCTACGCTCATCAGTCAGACGGCGAACGAGGCTATCGCCATCGGCGCCCCGGTCGTTTTCACGGATGCGGCGGGCAACGCCCGCTCGCAGAACGCGGATGCGAACGCTGCAGGTCGAACCAACGCGGTTGGCGTGGCGGCTACGGCTGGTGTAGCAGCGGCTTCTCACGACATCGTTGTGAATGGTCAGGCGACCATTCCCACGGCCATCTTCGATGTTGCGCCCGGTGCGGCCAATGTCGGCCAAACCTTCTTCCTCTCCACGACGCAGGGCCAGCTTACGCTGACGGCGCCCACGACCAGCGGCGATACCGTGCTTCGCATGGGGAAGATCCAAGAAATCTCTGGCGGTAACGCGATCTGCATCATCCAGGTGGGCGATCCGGTTGTCCTCTGATGTTTCATCTGGCAAGGTGGCGTCAACGGTGATCGCGCTAGGGGAAGCGAGTCCACCTCCGCTCGACCGAGCGTGATCGCCACCTTTGTTTTGAGGTGGAATATGACTGCAAGAAAGAAGAAGACGACAACTCGTAAGCGCACTCCGACCAAGAAGAAGACCTCTTCTCGGTCGAAGAGCAATGGGACCGCATCCGCGGCACCCAACTACCAGACGGTCTCCCTCACGGAAGACCAGCAGATGGCTCTCAGAGACTTGGACCAGCAGATGGCGAATCAGAAGATTCAGCTTGCGAACCAAGCGATGCGAGCCGCCGACCTCCGGAGCCAGCTTCGTGCCTTGAAGGAGGACATGGAGACTCGCACCAAGGCCATCGACGACATGGGGAAGCAGTTCGTCAGTGTCGTGAAGATGATGGCCAACTCCCACGGCATCAACGTCGAGGAGCAGGTCGAGAACCCGTGGCGACTGAAGCTCGACTCGATGGAGTTCACCAACGAGCCGGTTTCTCCTTCGGCGCTCACGACGCTGACGGGAGCCAACTGAGGTAGGACATGGCAGACCCCTTTCTGACAATGGTGGCAGGCGTGATTCAGCGCGGGGGTCTGCCTTTTGAGCGCCTGCAGCAGATCCGAACCGGAGGGTTCGTGACCAGTGTCACGTTCTCGGGGTTGGACGGGAACGCGGACGGCGCATGGCTCCTGGTCGGCCAGTACGCGATGCGCCCTGGCATCGGAGACGTCAGGCTGAGTTTTCTGCCAAACGGCATCCCTGCTGTTGCTGGAGATACCTCTTTCCAACGTAGGATCAATGACAGCCTGACAACCGAGAATAACTTCCTCTCGAACACGTTGCGGTTGATCGACACCCAGTCTCAGAACGGATCTTTCAGCGCGAAGGGGCTGTTCATGTCCTACATCAGCTGCAGCGCTATCCGAGGTGCTCCGCGGTTCATTCGCACGCTGATTGCCCAAGAGGACTACCTCCCTGCGCTCACTGAGCGTGTAGGTGACTTCACCACCAAGCTTTCTGGCATCGGTGCGACGAACATCACCTCCTTTGATCTCGTCTCCAATCTCGGAGCCGGAATTGGACCGAACAGTGAGTTCACGTTGTTCCGCGTCCCGACTTTCTCCTGACCCATGGCCCTCTCATCTTTCACAACGCTCGGAACTGCTCTGCAGCTCCTCCTTCGCACGACGGGAGGCCCGAATGCGTCTGGTTGGGAGGATTCTTCCGATGCTGGCAATGACGCGTCTCTCGCAGACGCTGGTGCGGCCCCGGACATCCTGGCTGATCCACTAGGGGACGGCTCCGGTCCTGCTGCTGGGATCACGGCCGCCGACGCTGGCTATGATAGTGGCCTCGATCTGACGGGACAGAGCACGGTCACGCTCTTTTCTTTGTTCCGTTTTACGGTAGCCAGTGGCTTCCAGAACGTCTGGGCAGACAGCGCTCCTGATGGGGATGAGTTCTCTCTCTACCGGGACACCAGTACGCTCTACCTGTGGAATGGCAGCAGCCTCCAGTTCGTGGCCACCGTCTCGAACAACCAGGACTACAAGGTTGCGGTGGTCTACGACGCTGGCGTCGCGACGATCTACTTCGACGATGCTGTCACGCCGGTCGGAAGCATCGCGGTGGGGCAAGGAACGCATCCAAACCCTCTCTTTTGGGGCTCCTTCGGAACGCAGAACCCCTTGAGGGGCAACCTGTATGCGACCGGAGCATATTCCCAAGCTGTTGATATTCCTGGATTGTTTGCGGCGATGGATGAGGAGCTTGCTGGTGTAGCAGACCCCGCATCCTTCCCGACGCCTGAGGTCCCCGTCGGCTTTGACGCTTCGACGCTTCCGCCTGGCGCTATTCTTTGGCCAGATCCCACGGTTCCGGCAGAATTCGACTTCGAGCCGGAGGTCGGCGCAGAGGTTGTCCCCATTCAGTACACAGATGGCGCGGGCGTTTGGTACGCAGCGCTCTTGAATGGCAGCATCACAAAGGTTACTCTTGTTACGCCCAGTGGGTTCTCTCCCACGCTTCCCACCGCAGGGGAGCAGGCCGTCCTCGACGCCAAGGCCGCGGACCAAGCATCCATCCAAGCTCTACTGACGACGCTGGAGTCGCAAGATCTCACGCTCGCTCAGGTCAACACCCTCCTCCGAAACCTACTGACAGCAGGCTGAGAACATGTTCACCCTTCTTCTTATGAATGTATCGCAGTACCTCACTGCGGCCTGGGCCTGGGTCCAGGCGAACCCCGAGGTCGCCATCGCGGTGACGCTCTACCTCATCGTCAACATCTCTCCGCGCAAAGACCACACTCAGATGACGGGCTGGCAGGCTCGCCTGTGGGAGATCATCGATCGCGCGAGCTTCTTGACTCGGGACAAGGTGCCCGGCAGGCTGAAGATGATCCTCGCTACTTCTCCTCTGGTCGAAAAGCCCAAGAAAGAGGAAGAAGAGGAGATTCCTGTGAGCTTCGACGAAAAGGGAGACAGCTGAGATGAGTTCGAGCAATTACGACACTTTCACGGATGTCATCCAGAGCTTCAACGGCGTCTTCGAGGGTGCCGATGGGCTCAAGCGGCATGACGCCGTCAAGACTCACATCACGCCTCAGGGCTGCGCGCTGACCTTCGAGTGTCAGGGCTGCGGCACGCCTAGCCAGCTCATGGTGGAGTACCCCGAGCTGGTCTCGATGAAGTACGGCGTGAACCCGGCGATCGCCTTCCGGGGCACGCAGTTCGTTCGTGAGCCTACCAGTTGGATGTACCTCCCGCACGAGAACGCCTGGTGCCCGAACCAGCTCAAGTGCCGGAACTGTGGCTTCAAGTTTCCGCTTCGCATCGAGCGTGGGGAGTGTGAGCGACACCTCAGCGAGGCACGGAGCCGCGGCTACATCAACCCGGCGGGTGAGCAGCAAGTGAGTGCTCGCTGTGCCCAGATGGCCCAACAGGGCCAGGCAGTCCGCCGTCATGGGTGAAAAGTTCTACTTGCGCCAGGTCCGCTTGGATCGAGGTGGGTATGATGAGTTTGGCCGATACTGGGGTGTAGGCGAAACTCTGTATGAGTTCGAGAGCGAGGACGGCGACATTGCCGGTCACGTCCGAGCGAGAACGAGAAAAGCTGCCAAGTCTCAGATCCAGAAGCGTCACAAAGGGGCGCGGTTCTTTAGGTGAAGTGGCGGATGATCTGGAGCTTGCCGCGGCCGTCCTAGAGCCGCACTTCGACGCTGTAAGAGACGTCTTTGCGGAGTATCGCCCGAACGGTGGGAATCCACTCAAGAAGCTCTGTAAGGTCCAGCTCATCGTAGACGAGGCTGTTCGTGACAGCCCCCGTCACTATGCAGCTTGCCGCACGGACGGGAAGTACATCATCCTAGCGCCCCAGGCGGCTGAGCTGCCGCTAGAGACGCTTGTCGCCATCATCACGCATGAGTTCGGGCATGCGGCTGACTTCATGTACCCAGGCATGTGGGTGTCACCTGACCGAGGGGACGAAGAAGCGATCTGGATTGGGGACCGAGAGCCGGACAAGTACACCCGCAAGTGGTTCAAGCTCTGGAACCAGCGGAGTGACGATCAAGTCGAGATGGCGGCAGACTCGATCGCGTATACTGTGACCGGGATGCCCATCACCTACTGTGGGCCTTGCATGTTGCAGTGTTTCAGTGGCCAGAAGGCGCGTCCCCGAGGCTTGCGATGATCGGTGACGACACTTCCCTTCCCCCGCTGCACAAGACGCCGGAGCTGTGGGACAAGGTCCAGCGCGATATCGACCGACGTGACATGCAGCTGTACGTAGCTGCCGGCGTGGCTGGCGGGATTGGGATCGGCGCCATCATCATCAAGGCTTTGATAGAGGGCGCTGAGACGGAAGAGGAGAAGGAAGCTGCGAAAAAGCTCCCCCTCTACATCGGCGCCATCGGTGGGACGTTTGCGGTGTTTCATCTGTTGGATCTGGACAAGCGGTGGCTGACGCCGGCTGGCTTGGAAGAGATCATCGAGGAGAAGTTCTGATGCTCAGGAAGTTTGTGGTGTTGTTGGTCGTCCTGCTGTCGCTTGGCAGCATGGGCTGCAGTTCTCAGGCTCGCATTGTTCAGGCTCAGACGGCGAACGCCATCGCGCAGAGCACCAACGACATGCTTCCTTGGATCTTGGAGAGCTACAATGAAGACGGCATGGATGCGCTCAAGGCGGTCAAGGCTGCCGGTGGGGGTCGTCTCGAAGCCGTGGCTGCGATCAACGACGTGAAGCGTGCCTGGAAGCCTGTTTGGCAGGCGTGGGATTCGCTTCAGCTTGCTCATGACAAATGGGCTACGATGCTTGAGGAAGGGGCTGATACAACTACGGCTCTTCGGGAGTTGAAGGATGCGTACTGCAAGTTTCGGCTGATTTTCCCGAAGAAGCTCCCTGTCATCCCCTTGGGGATCATCAAGTGCGAGGAACAGAAAGATGAGCAAGGAAGTAGCGGAAGCACTGGGCCAGGCCTCGGAGGTAGCGAAGGCGGCGTCAGCCGCTCCGGGCCCGGCAGGGATCGTCGCGAGCATCACGTCGATCGCTCTGAAGGCAGCGCAGGGTATCGCGGCAGCCGGGGGTGATCCGGTTGGCGAGATTCAGCGGATTCTTGGATCTGACAAGGGGGTCAAAGAGTTCCACAAGGGATGGGACGAATGGATCCTGAGGAATTTCAGGCAATCCGTCCCTCCACCTCCGGACACGGAGCCCGACACTGTCCCGAAGACGGACACCCAACCGTCGATGCCGGCCGTCACTGGTGAAGACCTGATGGAGTCGGAGCCCCCTCTGGATATCTACGAACAGGTGATGAAGGAAGATGGCGAAGCGTAGGCGTAAGAAGCATGATGACACGGTCACGATCGATGTGTCGAGAGAAGAGCTGCTGAAGCACGGGGGCGCGATGGACTTCTACATCGCGAACTCCGGGAAGCCCCTCTGGTATATCGAGCAACATATCCCTGGGGAAGGGTGGGTCAGCACTGGAGCTTGGTTTGACCAGCCTTTCTCTTCTCGCAAAAAAGCGGTTTCGAGTCTTGAGTCTTCTCAGGAGGATTACGGTTGGCAGGGCCGTTTTCGTGTCGTCAACCATCGTGGCGATGTGACAGACGAGTACAACTTTCATGCGCCCTACGAGAAGAATCCGCTGCGACGTGGCTGGTCGCGTGAGATGATCAGCGACAACATCTCGATGCTCATGGACGAAGGTTTCCCGCAGAAGCAGGCGGTGGCCATCGCCCTTCGGACGGCTCGCAAGAACTACCGTCAGCGCCATCCTCGGGGACGCTTTCCGCGCCATCTTCAGGACACGCGATGATCGACCATCGGCAGGTTCCCACAGCGCCCATCGGGGCGCATCCGTACGCGTTGATGGGCAGTGCGTATGACCAGTCGGGCCAGCTTTGGCTGGTGTTTCGGTGTAGTCGCTGTGGAGACGTGTCGATGAAGCCTTGCAGTAGCCCGCAGCGCGCGCCTCAGCATGGGATGCGCTACGGGATGATGCACGCGCATGGCTTGACGCCAAGGAGACGATGATGGTTACGCCGAGAGAGTTGAAAGCTCCAAAGGAGCTGCGTGCGAAGTTCATGGGCAATTGGGACACGAAGCCGTCTCCTGACTGGGTGTCTGTGCCTGAGCCCAAGCTGATGGACAAGCGATTCAAGATGGCAGAGGAGCCTAGTGCTCTGTCATCTCGCAACATCTCTCTGGACTTGAAGCTGATCGATGTGCTTCGTTTCGGCCCGCATGCTGCCGATGCTCTCATTTCCGGGGCCACTAAGGTGGCGGTGAGAGTGAACGGCAAGCCTCGTCGTGCAACCTCCTCTGTTCGCTACATGGAGAAGGTGGTCACTGGAAGCTACGGCAGGCACAGGAGTCCAGATGCTTTGGCGATGCGAGCAAACATCGACTATCCGCTCAACCAAGCGGTGGGTGTCGAAGTCCAGCCATATGATCTGGCGCGGCGCAGTCCTTACTACTGCATGACGGTGGGCTGGCTTGTTTGGTCGCTTGCTCGGGCCTACGAGAAGATCTACGAGGAGCCTGATTACTACGGAGTCTGGGGCCATGGCCTGGAAGACCTTTTCTTCGAGTACTTGGTCGTCAACGGCAACGAAGTGCGAGAACTTGGCATCGGATCATGAAGCTCGTCGTTTGGACAGGACCGGTTGCAGAATTCCAGGTCCCTGGGGCCACGCTTCAGGGGTCGACGCGCAAGTTTATCAGCTGCACTGGTGATGGCCGAAAGACGGGCCGCCCGGACTGCCCAAATATCGGCGAGCAGCTGATGTTGGCCCCGGAGCTTCTCTTCACGAAGGTGAACGTCCCTGGCGCCGAGGTGGAGGACATCTACTGGGGCGCTTTCAGCGCGGGCGGTAGCCTTGTGAAGCGATGCTTGCTTGATGACAACTATCGCAAGCGCACGGCTGCGGTCCATCTGGCTGACGCTACGTACACGTCGACCTGGGTGAACAAGCAGGGCCGTGTCCCTCCTGCGATCGAGGGCTTCACCCAGTTTGCGGTCGACACCGTCGTGGGGCCCGGGGACAAGCTCTTCATCGCGACAGCCTCTCCGAACCCCAACGGTCAGTGGGCGACAGGTATCGAGAACCTGAAGGCTATTCAGGCCGCAGTCGAGGACCGAACGGGACAGCTCTTCACGCGCCGGAGCGACTTTTTTGGGATCACACCGGCGCCTGAGGAGGTCTGGCAGCTAGGGAACGTCATCTTGGCCCACTTCCCCTCGTACCCGCTGGGCCATGGGCATACGAAGATCGCCGACCAGGTCTGGCAAGGTCCCATCCAGCGCTGGGTGGACAAGGGGAAGGGACCCATCGATTCACCGATGGGCCTCCCGGTCATAGACCCTGGCAGCGGCCAGCCTCGGCCAAGCATCATCAACACGCTGGGTGGTGACGAGATGCTCATCGTTGGCGGTGTAGCGCTTGGAGCTTTCCTTCTTTTCAGGGTATTCACGCGGTCATGAAATACAGCATGAACCCGGGCCATCTTCCGGCGCTGGAGTCGTTGGTGGATGACAGTGCGTCGTATGATGACTTCGAGGAATACTATCCTGGCTCCGCTTCTGGTGAGTTGGGGGAAGAGGCCGAAGAGCGCGAACCTGAGAATCTCTACACTGGCCGGAATGTGATCTGGATCGGAGACAAGGGTCGCATGCTCCGGGTCGACCCTGACTACGCGCTTCACATCGAGGGGAACATCTTCTATCCCGAGAAACTGAACGCGGTCATGCAGGGCGTCATCCACCACCCTGAGAAGGTCTACTTCATCGCGCCGTATGGGACGGCCAGCAAGATCGATCTCCAGAGCGTCAAGGAGAGCATCGAGTACCATGGCTCCGGTGGCGACGACATGGATGAGCCGTACTCAACGGGGGATGATGACCTGGATGAGTACCTCGTTGATCCAGGCGAGTACCTCAGCGCTTACGGCGAGCCTGGCGAGGAAGAGTACGAGGAGATGAAGGAGGAGATGGAACAAGCTCTTCGCGATGCGGTGGAGAACGAGGAAGGCGATCTCGGCTCTTGGTCATTCACCATCCGTGACGGCAACCATCGCGCCTTCGGTTCACTGCTGGCTGATGAGCCCTACGTTTGGGCCATCCTCGACGACAACACCTTCCAGGACCTAATGGAAGGCAAGAAGCGCGGCACGCTCTCGGACAAGGACCGCGAGCTGCTGGATATGCTCTACTAGTTCGGGTAGACTTTCTACCCAAGATGATCCTCTTTGCGGGCAGCGACTGCGGGCGTGTGTTCATCGGGTACGCCAAGAACCCGCAGGAGCGCGTGGCGACGATACAGTCGTTCAGTCCTCGGGTTATCGAGCTGACTGCGACAGCTGAAGGCACGGTCAGGACGGAGGTCGCGCTCCGGTCCTATTTCGCGTCGTGTCACACGCATTCTGGTTGGTTCAGCCCGACGGATGAGCTGTGCAACCTGATCGGACACGTGGCGCGGCATGGCAAGCTGCCGTTGTGGCTCAAGCTCCCAGATGATGCGCAGGCAAAGCGGCAGGCGATGACGTTCACCTCGATGAAGGTGACGAAGCCTTTCCGGGATTGGATCAAGCGCGAGTCTGCTACACTTCAACTTCCGATGTACGAGGTCATCGAGCGAAAGTTCGAGCAGGCGTTCGGCCGACCTTGGGAGGCATGATGACGATCCGTCTCGTTGAGAACGCCGACCCTTCTCATGTTCTGCAGGCTTCGGTCGTCAAGAAGCGCTTGCACGTCGTTACACTCAAGCGAGTTGTTCGGCGTTCAGGTCCCTTTCGGCCTGAGGTGTCTTGGTCTCGCCGTTTTGACACTCGCACTGGTAGAGACTTGGATGATCATGGCGCCTTTCATATTCATCCCGACCACCTAGCCCATGTCTGAGCCGTCTTTCATCCCGCCGCTTGAGGTCGCTCGCGAGGCCCAGAAGGGCATCGACTTGCGGAACTCGTTGCCTCAGAGTCGCCGTTGCTGCACGTCAGTGGGGATCCGTCGGGGCTCTCAACTCGCGAATCAGCAGCGGGTGTCGCTCTCGACCATCAAGCGGATGGTGAGCTACTTAGCGCGTCACGAGGTCGACAAGAAGGGGAAGGGCTGGGGCGTCGACAGCAAGGGCTACCAGGCGTGGCTCTTGTGGGGCGGCGACTCTGGTCGCGACTGGGCTGAACAGACGCTCGCCGAGTACAAGGCGGGGGATTTCGAAGCGAATGCTTACACGCTGAACGGGTACCGCGAGAACCGGGCTCCGGGCTACCAGAGCTACGCTTGGACGACGCAGGACTGGCGCGTGGTCATCGTCAAGCGTGGCGGTGACGTGGACTACTCGGACAAGTGTGGCGCTCCGAGCAACAGCCTCTCTGGAGGTCGCAAGCGGCTCTGTCTGCCGAAGAGCGTCATTCAGCGCCTGATGCGCAGCAAGTCGGGCAAGGAAGCGCTGGTGAGCCAGGCTCGCAAGAAGGAGAAGGCTCCTCCGGGCCGCTCTGTGCGTTGGCACCCGCTCATCAAGCAGTATCACCGCGAGTTGGAAGCGAAGACCGTGAAGGACAAGCCGAAAAAGAAGAGATGATCTGGACTGTCCTGAAGCTGGCGGGGTTGGTCTTGATCGCTCTGGCGGTTGTCTACTTGCTGCTTGCGATCTTGCACAAGGGGCTCATCGAGTATCGACACTACCAGTGGGACAAACGCCGGAAAGAGGACGAGGACCCGGTAACCATGTGTCCCCTCGTCGCCGCGAAGCGGCTGGGCATCACCGAGAGCGAAGAGATCTATCATGAAACACACCACCAAGACCATTGACGAGCTGATCGCCCACCCCGAGCTGGCGCCGCTTCCAATCGACGCCATCCCGAACCAAATGGGGATCAACCTCTGCTCTGTCCATGGGATGAGCTGGACTCAGCAAGAGGACGGGCAGCTCGTCACGCTGACGATCCATTTCATCCCCGGGCCCGATATGCCGCCAGGCCCGGAAGAACCGGGACAGGCGCCGGAGCGAGATCTAGACGTGGAGGTGACGGCGTGTAACAGGTAACCGCGGAAGCCTCGCTCAAGCGGTTGCTGACCTCAGTAGCGGAGAGAGCCATCCGAACGGGAAGCGCAAAGACTCTTACTGAATTCGGGGACATGTGCATGAATATCGGAGAGCAGGTCTTTGCGGAAGTCTTGTACAAGAACGCGAAAGCTGCGCTGTTCGAGTCTGAAGGCGATGTCATCACCCAGATGCGCTCAGCGGAAGACTGATCGCGGATTCTACAGTAGAATCGACTCGTGGCCCAGAGTGTCATCAGCCTCGACAAGCCGCAGGATCAGCAGACCCGAACGGAGCTGACCCTCGGTCAGATCGGACAGGAGTGGAAGTACCAGCCTCGTGGTCAGGCCTTCACTTCGGCGCTGGTGGACTTTCTTCGTGCGATCAGGAGCCGTAACACCCTGAGAAGCTACAGCTTTTCCATTCTCCAGTTCTTCGAGTGGTACCGTAAAGAGAAGGGTCGAATCGTCACTCCCGACCAAGTGCGGCGTGCAGATGCGGTAGAGTTCGCTCGGTGGCTGCGTGAGCACGACGACCCTCTGACGGAGGAGCGGTTGCGTGCTGACCCGAGTCGCCGGGATGATCTCATCATCTTCGAGGTCGTGAAGGACAACCCTGGCATCAACTTGGAGGGTTTGCGTACCAAGACCTTCATGACGCGCAGCTACGACTGGTACGTGAAGCGGTTGGGCTGTCTGGTAAGAGCCAAGACCCTGGTGAGGACACCCACGGTTGAAGAATATCGACGAGCGAACGGAGGCGCTGTCATTCGGCCTCCTGAGGATGTGTTTCGGTACTACGTCCCGAAGGTCCAGGCGCCTTCAGGCGCCGAGCGTGCGTCCATGATGGTCACGCGCTTGAGCGCCCTCAGCTCGCTCTGGAAGTACTTCATCACGAGCAGCACGGAGAACGTGCCGGGTCGTGAGGAGCCGCTCTTGCGGTTCAACATCTGGACGCCGCCGCTGAAGCAGGTGCTCAGTGAGGCACCGAGCTTCAGACAGCAGGCGCGCAAGGCCAAGCAGACGCCCTTGACGTTCTTCCTGCGGCTGTTGGCTACGACGTTCACACGAACGCACGGCGGCGGTGCCTTGGCAGCGGCAGAGGCTGCATTCTGGGGCCGTCCTGTGCCCCCGCCCATCCGAGGGCGAGAGCCGACGTTCAAGGACGTCCGGGATCGTGCGTTGCTTATCTTCATGGCGCAGACGGGTGCGCGTTCGGTGGAGGTCCATCGCCTGAAGCGTCGTGACTACGACCGGCCGATGGTGACGCTGCTTGGCAAGCGGAACAAGAAGCGCAAGGTGATCGTGCCTCCTGCTGCGCAGCGTGCCCTGGTGGAGATGGATGTCCGCATCCAGAAAATGGCAGAGCACCAGCTCCGTTACCAGGGCAAGAGCCGCGCGGCGTCGCTCTTGAGCCGCGACGATGCGCCTCTCATCCCGGCCGTTGCCTACTGGGGCGCGAACGCGGGCACGGGCGAGGCAGGTCTCACGCGCCCGGGGATCGCGATGATGCTTCGCCGTCGAGCGGAAAAGGCTGGTATCGAGCCGGGAAGCCCGGACTTCCAGCGAGCGCACCCTCATGGTTTGCGTGGCTTGTTCGCGCGCATCGCCATCGAAGGCGGAACGCCCATGAACCGGGTTCAGAAGATGCTCGGCCACACGAGTGTTGCGACGACGGGCCTCTACATCGAGGAGTTCGACGAGGAGAAGATGATCGCGGAGCCGTTCCGGCTCCGGCCCCAGCCCGAGGCCCCATCGGGGGCCCGCGTCGCCCCCAGGGCGACAGTACCTGGGCGTTCGTTCCGTGAGCTTCCGCCTGAGCCTGAGGTGCCGACGATCTCTTCTGAGGACATCGAGCCCATGGGTGTCCCCGAGGCGCCGCGCCCCCGTCTTCGCCCGGCGCGACCTCAAGCCGAGGAACGTCGCCCAGCGCGACCTCAAACCCGAGAAGTTGAGCCGGTCGAGGCGGTGGAGTTCGAGGATCTGGGCAGCGCGCCAGGGCCTTCGAGCGAAGAAGCTTTCATCCAGAACATCGAGAAGCGTCGAGGCAAGCGTCTGACGAGCGGCGAGGATACGAAGATTCAAACCTGCTTGAGTCTGGACGCCGAGTCGATTCGACGGCTCTGCATCATCTACCGGGTCCATTGGGGCGAGAAGGGCAACCGGCAGCAGCTCATCAAGAGCGGAGGCCGCAAGAAGCAGAGCTTGGTCTCCAAGATGGAGTTCATCCCGAACCAAAGTGAGTTCGACGAGGACTTCGATGAAGATGAGGATGATGAGGATCTAAGCTTCGAGGACTTCGGCAAGCTGGTGGGTCGCTTTGACGAGCCGGATGATGAACCGATCGTGCTTGACCCGAAGATCGAAGAAGCGCGCCAGCGTCAGCGTGCAAGAGCAGACGACGGGAGGCTCTACGGCCCCGCTGGTCTGGACTTGGCCAACTGGGTCTTCTCCGGAAAGGAGAGCGGGCTCAACTGGTGGCTTGGCACGGACGGAAAGCTTTCCCCCGCGATGCCAGTGATGAGCCCCGGGCAGGTCGGAGACTGCGGACCAGATGATGGTGTGTGCCGAGGTCTGTCTGAGCTTTGGATGGAGTGGGCTTCTGATGCAGGGAAGTTCACCCGCGTACTCGCGCTGGAGAAGTGGATCGAAGAGTCGCTGAAGGTGACGGCGCAGGTCCAAGACGTTCTTTCGGGCCGAGAGGGACGCTTCGTTGCGCCTGAGGCGCCGTGGCCGGAGACGAAGCTTCGAGGTAGCTTCAGGGCGCCTGAGCCGCGTGAGGTGTTTCGGGAGCACCTTCCGGAGGAGATCATCGCTTGGTTCCGCGTCCGTGGCGGCCAGTACCGCACGACACCAGGCACGCCAGAGGGCTGGGAGAAGAAGCAGCAGACGCCGCAGCCCATGAGCGATCTGGCTCCGGCTTGGTATGCAGACAGTGACCCGGTCTACGATCTTCCGTTTGACGAGCGCGAGGAGATGCTGGACTGGCTGGCTGCTGCGACCAATCAGCCCGTCCGCAGCATGAAGCGTCAGTTCGATCGGTTCTCTCGTGTAGACGTCGCGAAGTTCATCGACGCGCTTTGCAGCATCGATGGTTCGCTAGATCAGCTGCAAGAGGAGAAGGCGAGAAGCCGAGGTCAGGTCAACACGCGGAGCTTCGAGGCTGCTGCGCAGCGCGTCTCTGACGAGCTGGAGGTGTTCGTCTCAAGGGTGGCCAACCAGCCTGGGTATGACGCGATGGCTTTGATCAAGAAGCGGAAGAAGGGGGAGCTTCAGACGGTGGGAGCCGGCGGCAAGCGTCAGCGGTTCTACTTGAACGAGGTGCGAAAGTTGTTTGGCAAAGAAGCCGCCGAGGACAGAGCCCTGAGACTCGTCGCCCTGTGTGACAAGGCTCCTCTGTCGGCGTTCCGTGAGCTGTTCAACATCGAGAGCCAGACCATTGTGCACACGATGGCTTTCAAGGAAGACTTCGCGCTCCGGCATCAGGCCCACTCTGAGTGTGTTGCGCGCCGGATCGCGCGGCGGCTTTGGGAGATCATCCAGGGGCGCCAGAAGGGCAAGCAGTACATCCAGCGTCCTGAGTTCACGTCGCTCCTGGTTGAGATCATGAAGAGCTACAAGGTGCCTTGCGCCCCTGCCCAGGAAGACGAGCTTCGTCGCATGCTTCGGCGCCAAGGCATGAGCCTGGAGCGCCCTGAAGGCATCATCCGAGCGTACGAGTCGATCCGAGAGCGCTCTACCGTGGTCGAGCCGACGTTCGCTGAAAGCATGTTCGACGACTTCAACGAGGAGTTTGCCTCTGCTCGCCAGCAAGAGTTCGTCGGTGATATCTTCCGGGAGAACTACCGTCGCAACGGCAACGCTTTCGACCTTCCCACCCCCGTTCATCTCTGGGGTGCCATCCTCTAGGAGATCCCATGGACCCCATCCTTGCAGCCATTCTGCTCGCCCTTGGTGGCGGCGCTGTCGTTTACCACAAGAAGAAGAAGGAGACGTGCAAGCCAGTAGAGACCTTGCTCGGACTGACCTTTCATCCTGACGGAGGGTCAGAGAGCGAGCAGCTGTACGAGACGCGTACGCTGCCTTTAGGCATGAACCGTGCTCAAGAGATGACTTTTGTCTTTCAGCTGATGGCCACGATCGTCCCGAAGCATCTCAAGCCGAACACGCCAGGAGGCATGTGGCGTGTGCGCAAGTGGGAGGTGGCTCAGGACCAGACCAAGTGTCCTCCGGTCTTCGCGAAGAGTAAGGTGCTGGCGATGCAGTACGTCGACCCGAAGGACCCTCACAACAGCTCACTCCCGAGCTTTGGGATCTAAAAGCTGAAGCCAGCGTGGATCGAGACACGCTGGCTTCAGGGTGGCCACCAGTGGGCAGGGGTGACCTCGTAGGCTACGCCTACGTATAGTCTGACTCAGTTGACTTCAGTCTGTCCAGTGTCGGTGATGAAGTTGATGTTGGCCATCAGCTCATCGTGGCTAGACGCTTCCAGCTCGACGTAGAAGTCGCCGTTGAACTCGGCCATCCAGCGCATGTTCTCGTCTCGCCAGATCACCCAGTAGGGCGCACTCGCCAAGGCCTTCTTCTTCCTCTTCCGGAGCTGGCTCCGGGTGATTCGAACGCCACTCATGGTTTCACTTCATCGTCGCCGCGCCAGCGATGACGAGGCCGACTCCGATGATGAGAAAGAGGATGGCCTTGTCGTCGCTCATGGCTTCTACGCCATGGTAGCCGTGGTAGGACGGGGCCGGCGTGTGCGGAACGAAGAGCCCTCCCGGGTTCTGCTTTCCAGTGATGGTTCGGATCTTTCGTTCTTGCATCTCAGGGGGCCAAGTAGAGGGTGAGGCCGACGATGGCGCCAGCTACGGCAAGCGCTGCCCAGAGGGGCGTGGTGTCTTGCTCGAACCCGACGATGGGCGTGGGCTCAAAGGGCATTGTAGCGCGATCACGTTCGATGTCGCGAGCATAGCGGTAGCGTGAGACCGATAGAGGGATGGTCAGGTCTACTGGCATCCCAGGTCGTCTCGTCTTCGGGTCTGGTCGAGCCAGGAGCACCCTTCTGCCGCCAAGGTAGGCTTCGAGCACCGGCGCGTTGGGATCGAGCCTTCTCGTGTCATCGATGGGATCGAGGCGCGGGAAGAGGACGTTCTTCTCACCTGGGAATGCGAAGCGGTTCACAATGTCTCCTCAAGTTTTCCACAGGTTCTTGCTCCTGTCTCAAGAGATAGGTTAGCCTTTGACCGTGCCGGTCTACAAGACCTTCAAGTATCGGGTCTATCCCGATGAAGCACAGGAGCAGAGACTGCTCTCCTGGGAGAACACCCTTCGCTTCTTGTGGAACCTTGCACTGGAACAGCATTTGATGGGCATGCGCCGCTGCAAAGGGGAGAAGGTGTACCCCACGGCTTTCGACCAGATCAAGCAGCTGAAGCACCTTCGCGCAGAGCATGACTGGATCCGTGACGTCCCTCGTGACGTTGCTACACAGACGCTCATGACACTGGAGAAGGCCTGGAAGCGCTGCTTCAAAGGCGTGAGCAAGGCGCCCCGCTTCAAAAAGAAGGGCCGCCATCGCATGGCCATGACGGAGCCTCGCGCGTGCAAGCTTGAAGGTTCGAGGCTTCAGTTCCCGAAGGTGGGAAGGATGAAGATCGTGGTTCACCGTCCCTTCGAAGGGAAGATGAAGAGCGTGACCATCGTGCGGGACGCAGATCACTGGTACGCTTGCTTGCTGTCTGAGGTCGAGCACGGTGCACCAGGGCTTTCGGATGAGCGCTCGATAGGCATCGATCGAGGCATCACCTACTTTGCAGCTGACAGCGACGGTCGTCTCATCAAGAGCCCACGTCCACTCAAGCGTTCGCTCGAACAGCTTCGCCGTGCGCACAAGAAGCTCAGTCGCAAGAAGAAGGGCTCGGCGAACTTCTTGAAGCAGAAGAAGAAGCTTGCGCGACTGCATCGTCGTGTGCGGCAGCAGCGCCGCCACTTCTTGCATGAGCTTTCGACCTTCTACGCTCGAAACTACTCGCGGGTCGTTATCGAAGACCTTCGGGTCAGGAACATGATCCGAAATCCCTTTCTCGCTCGTCACATCGCAGATGCGGGTTGGAGCCAGTTCCGGGGGATGCTGGCGTACAAGCTGGAGTGGAACGGCGGGGAGCTGATCGAAGTGGAGCCTGCCTACACTTCTCAGACCTGCTCGGTGTGCGGCTACACGGACGAGGCCTCTCGTGATGGCGAGGACTTCTTCTGCACTTCGTGTGGCTTCTACTCGCAAGCGGACTTGAATGCCGCTACCATCATTCTAGGCCGTGGGAACGCCTCGGCCCTGCCTGTGGAGGGTTCTTGCGTTGGCATCCCTGTGAAGCAGGAAAGCCCTTCGGGGCAGGCCCTTCGGGGCTCTTTACTGTAGGTGAACTAGTTGCCTGCCGAAGAGTTACCGTAGATGAGTTAGATCCTCATCGGCCCCTGTTACAGAAGCAGTCCACAGGGCCACTGCTGTCTCGGCCTTGCAAGCCTTCGTACATTCAGACCAGTCGTACATGCAGTTGAGGTAGCAAACACCTCTCTTTTCTCTCGGTATGAACTGGCATCCCTTGAGGCAGCTGCGGTACTTCCGAGTGCACGTCTCTTCGCAGTCAGGTTCGGGCGATGCGTCGTAGTAGACGCTGTCACATTCCACGAGGCACTGCGTGCCGGTGTAGCAGGGCGTGGCGGGCACCATCGACCAGAGCAAGAGCTGAAGGACTGGGTCGAAGAGGTGCAGGAAGAACATCATTCCTCGTCAGGGTGGATGTGGATCTGACAGCCGTAGGTGTGTGGCTGGGCGTGCTTCCACTGAACGTAGGTGAAGCTGACGACCTCTCGCCTTTTGTCATCGACCCCAAGCCACTGACAGACGCCATCGCGGATGTGCTTCAGTGACATCGGCAGGTTGTCGTCTTCGTCGAGTCCTCTGGGGGCGATGCGAGCCAGTGTGATCCGAGCCCCGGGGACACGAGGCTTCTTCGCCTTGCTTCGAAGGAAGAGCACGGTCTCACCACGTTGGTGGGCGATGCGCTTTGTCCTTTTTCGGTCACGTGTGTGACCACGAAAGTTCGCGGCGGAAGGAAGGTAGAAAGGAACCTGAAGGATTTGAATCCCGTCAGGGTCGAGCCCGTACTTGAACTGGACCAGTTCGATGCGCTTTGCGCTATTCTTCTTGAGAGGTCTTGCCATGTCAGCAGCAGATGAACGAGATGGTGCCGTCACTCCCCCCAGAGGGTCGGGGAACGTCGCACTCGCTGCGATCGCTCGCGAGGTGGCAGAAGCGGCAGAGCGTGCTGCTTTTTTGCGGCGAAAGAACCCCTTGACCATGGCAGAATCCGACTTCCTCTATGCTACTGCGATACGGCTCGAAGAGCTAGCGCAGCGCTTTGAGGTCTGGCCTCAGCTCTCGCCGGACGTGATCATGGCGGAGCGTCCTCAGATGGTCGACGAGCTGGTTGAGATCAAGCAGCAGCTCGAAAGCATCGGGGTCATCGGCCCTTACGCCTCTTCTGAAGATAGGTGACGACGAAGAAGCCGAGCACTCCTCCTGCGACCGCAGGCACGACGGTCTTCGGGGCAAGCACGGGGCTCTTCTTCTTGGGCCCATCAAGCCAGCCGAAGAAGCTCGTGCTGCCCGCGGCCCCGTCAGGCCCGAAGGAGAAGTGGACGTGGTCGGTGTGGGGGCTTCTTCCCGTGTAGGGGCGCCAAGAGGTGCTGATGCGAGGCGAGTAGATCTTTTTGTTCCAGATGACGTAGCCGAGGCCTGCACGTCGAAACATCTCTGCGTCGTTCTTCAGCAGCCACTGAAGCATGTCCTCTGCGATGGCTGCTTCTTGAGGGTCACTCGCGTTCAGCCCCCAGTCCCAGGCGCTGCCGCTGTAGTGTCCACTGGTGGAGCCGGTGAGACCACACTCGCGAACGATACCTAGGCTTCGCCCGCCCCACTCGCTCATGACCCAATCCTTGAAGCGAACGACACCAGGCTGGGGGCTAGGGTCACAGACGCTCTCATCGAAGGAGGTGAACGGCTCCGGTGGTGTTGTGAAGTCTGAACTGCTCGGTCTCATGGTGGAAGCGTCACGATTTCGAGCCAGAACTTCTTCACAGCGCCCATGATGGCGACGAGCTTGGCGAAGCTGGCAGGCTTCACCAGGTAGCATGAAGCGAAATTGTGGTAGGCCTTGAGGACATCTCCGTCGGCGTCAGACGTACTGAGGATGAGGACGGGGATGGAAGAAGTGGCGGGGTCACTCTTCAGTTCGACGAGGAATTCATGTCCTGAGACCCCTGGCAGGTTGAGGTCGAGTAGAAGGACTTGGGGCCGGATGCTCTTGATCGTCTTCCTGGCCTCACGAACGTCTCTCGCTCGGTAGATCGTAGCGTGATCCTTCCAGTTTGGCGCAGCCTTATCGAGCGCAAGCTCAATCTGGATAGCGTCTGAGTCGCTATCCTCTAGATGCATGACAACAACCTTGATTTTAGCGCTTCGTTTCATCTGATGGGGACTCTGAAGGTAAAGTGCGAGCCCTTGCCGAGCCCTTTGGAGGTCCCCCAGATCCGTCCGCCTACTTTTGAGATGATATCTTTGCAGATGGCAAGCCCCATGCCGACGCCGGGCGTTTCTTGATGGGGAGAAAGCCTGTGGAAGGGCTCGAAGATCCTTCCTGCGTCTTCTGGCTCGAAGCCCAATCCGTTGTCCTGAACGGACACGACGAGGTCTTTGTCTTCCAAGAAGGCTGTGACTTGAATCTCAGATGGCACGTCCTTGCGTTGATACTTGATGGCGTTGTCGATGAAGTTGAAGAGGACTCGCTTGAGCGAGCTGATAACGATGACTTCTTCATCGATCGACCATCGGACGCTGATCGTGCTGTTGTTCTCCTGAAGCTTCGACTTCGCCATCTCGACTGCTTCTTGGATCATCCGCTTGGCGGTGATGGGTTCGATATCGGATGCAGGTTTTTCGGACAGAGCGTAGTTGCGAAGCTCTTGGATCATTTCATGGAGTTTCAACGCTCCACTGTTGATGTGTTGAAGGTACTCTTCTCGCTGCGACGGCTGGACGCTGTCCCAGTGGGTCAACAAGATCTCGCTGAACCCCACGATGGCCCGGGTAGGCTCTTTCAGGTCATGAGCGAGTGCACGGATGAATTTTTCGTTCTTGTTGTTTGCGATCTCCGCAGCGCGCCCCAAAGCCATGTTGTCGAGCACGATTTCTTTCACGTCCTTGTAGGTCATGAGCACGTGTTGGCGGTTGATTCGATGAAGCGACCCTACGAACCACCCCGACGAAGGCTCATCCTTGAACAGGACATCATCTGACTCTCCAGTCTTTGCACAGCTATGGATCTGTTCGGCGAGCGTCTCATACCCTTCGAACTCGTTCATGGACTTTCCGATGGGGTCAGCGACGGGCGTGAAGCGTTCTAGGCTGTGCGATGAGATGTAGTCCACCACGATATCGCTCGGTTCCTTGTGACAGTTGCTGTAGATGACAGCCAAAACAGGAACAATTTCAAGCGCGTTCTTGTACTCTCGGACTTTCACATCAGACTCGTAAGGAACTCCCAGAGGACTGGGGCTTGATCGCGAAGGCCGGCGCCGCCGGCTGCGATCATGAAGGCGAGAATAGCAAGCTGTCGCTTGGTCTTCTTGTCGAAGGTTTTCAGGTCTACGCTGATCTCCTTCTGTTTCTCTTCGAGGTAGACGCTGTCGCGAGCGAGCACCTTCTGAGCCTCTTCGAGGCTAACCTGTCGGATACGAGAAGTGTTGATCGCCTCGTCTTGTCGAGCATCCTTCTCGACCTGGAGTTTCATCATCTGGAAGAGCCCATCGATGCTGTGAGCTAGCGCTCTCTGGTGCTCTCTCAGGTGGTCGTGGTGCTCTGTTTCGACGTTGAACTCTTTGCCTACCTGGCTTTCAGGGGCCTGTGAGGAGACGCTGATGAGCGTCTTTGTGGCGCGTTCTGCGTTGTTGACCGCCTCTGCTTGGTCTTGCGCGACTCTGATCTCATAGTGCGACCGCTGAACGGTCATCATCAGGGTGTTGAGGACCTGCTTTGCCTTCAGACCGGGAACCTTGATGATGTAGTCGCTGGCGCCTTCGGCGATGAGTTGCTTGGTCAGCGTCTGGTCGTCGAGTCCGGAGTAGATGACGATGGGGGTAGGCCGAGCGACCGGGTAGAGGTGCTGAAAGGTCGTCTTCCCCTCGGAGTCGGGCAGGTTGAGGTCGAGGAGCACGACGTCGTAGGGCTCTCGATTTCGAAGCATTTTCAACGCTTGGTCGAGCGTACCGGCCTCATCGAACTGATGAAACAGACCTGTTTCACGATCCGCTTGCGCCTCCAGCATGGCTGTGAGGAGTCTCCGATCGGTCTCGGAGTCGTCTACGACAAGAACACGCATCAGTGTTATCTTAGCCCGGATGAGCATCCGCGTGAAGGCTCGTGTTGTGTCCGTAAGGCCCCGATTCGATGGCATGTTTCGGGTGACCCTGGGTCCTGGTCCTCGGATCTTTTCTTACTCCACGCCCAACCCTCCCAAGCTGGGAGACTTGGTACTGGTGGAGGGCGCGAAGGGCACCAGACTCAACTCAAGTCGTGCAAATCAGGCGGACATCACCCTCCTTGAAGGGGGGCGTCATATGGTCATCCCGGATGAGTGGCCTCGCCGAGTCGTCGCCCCTCATTGGATCAAGATGATCCATGGCGTGGTGAACCGGAAGCCTTTCCCCTATCAGGCTGAGGGGGCGGGGTGGCTCGCCTCTCGGATTGCAGGTCGGAAAGGAGCCATCCTCGCGGACGATCCTGGTCTGGGAAAGACCTTTCAGGTGCTCTCTTCGATCGCTGCGACACGCGCGACGCCGACCATCATCGTCTGCCCGACATCCTTGAAGGACAACTGGGCCCGAGAGCTGAATCACTTGAAGCCAAAGCTCGTACCGTTCGTCATCAACGGTCAGGAGGGGATGCTTAGGCCTGCGCACCTATACATTTTGTCGTATGCGACGTTGCGCGCTCGTGCGAGGCAGCTGTCGAAGTTGGTACGCCCAAAGCTCATCGTCTTCGACGAGGCGCATCTGCTCAAGGAGCCGCTGCCGAGTCCAACGCATCGCGCGTCGATCGCAACGCAGTTCGCGCATCATATCGGCAACGTGGTGCTTATGACGGGCACTCCGCTATTGAACCGGCCAGAGGAGATGTGGCGGTTGCTTCACATCGTAGATAAGAAGGAGTGGCCGGACTTCAAGGCCTACAAGAAGCGCTATTGCTCCGCGCTCACAAAGCAAGAGAGAGAGGCGATGAGGAAGGTTCGTTCGATCGTTACGGATCACGGCCGGGCCAAGCATGTCGACGAGCTGCAGGCTCTTACGGCGCCGTATATCCTGCGTCGCCAGCGGGACGAGACCATCAAGCAACAGCTGCCGCCGAAGGAACGCAGAAGGATCGTCGTAGACCTGCATCCCTACGACGCTGCGCACTACCAGAAGGCTGAGAAGGATTTCATCAAGTGGCTCACGGATGTCGCCGGAGGCGAGCGTGCGCAGAGCGCGAAGCGCGGCCAGGCGATCGTGAAGCTCAACGTGTTGCGTCGCATCGCGGCAGTCGGCAAACTTCGCTCAGCAGCGAAGAGCTACCTCGAAGCATGGTTCGAGAACGAGAAGCGCCCCTTGGTGGTGTTCGCTTACCATCGTCCAGTTCTGTGGGGTCTCGAAGCGATCTGCCAGAACGCTGGCATTGCTTCCGTTCATCTGAAGGGTAGCGACCCTTCGAACAAACGGCAGCTGAAGGTCGACAAGTTCATGAGCGGAGAGGTCGACGTCTTCTTGGCGCCCATCCGAAGCGCTGGCGTGGGCTTGAACCTCCAGCGCGCGAGCGACATGCTTTTCCTAGAGCGGGAGTGGACTCCAGCGCTGATGGGCCAAGCAGAGAGCCGCTGCCACCGTCTTGGTCAGCGCAACAAGGTGACGGTGACGTACCTCGATGCTCGCAACACAGTGGATGAGCACATTGCCCGTGTGTTGAAAGCGAAGCAGACGTTGATCGATCAGGTTGTCGACAACAAGAAGCCGAGCCGGGAAGCGCGCCAGGACATGACCATCGAAGCGATCGACGACATCATCGGAGCGATGGCGGGACGCCGTTCGCCTTTCAGGCGGACTGCTTGAGCGCGAGAGGCAGCGAAGAGAAGAGCTGCTCGGGGTCGCTCACAAGCCCGTGGGCTTCAGCTTTGCCGCCAACGGCCACGGCCGTCAGCTGCATGTTGAGGTCGGGCTCACGAAACCCGACAGCCTTCAGTCCTCGGGGACTGAGCGTGTTCTCCAGCCAGTTCTTGAGGTTCTCTTCGCCCTCGACCTGAAGGACGACGAGGTTCCCCTCCCAGTCTTTCTTGGCTTCGGGGTAGCGCTCGAAGAACTCGAACTGTGCGTGGCAGGCTTGAGCGATCTGAAGACCGGGGCTGATGTCGTTGCGGACGAGAACGTAGAGCTTCTTCATGTCAGGTTCCTTTGGAGCGAGAGACAGGACTCGAACCTGCGACCTCTAGGGGCATTACTCCTAGTGCTCTGGCCAAACTGAGCTACTCTCGCATGGCGCAGGAGGGCGGAATCGAACACGCCACCCTTCGGGTACCACGCACTGCGGCGCGTCCCCGGTGCTCCTCCAAGGAGCTGCTCCTGCATGGTGCACGGGGAAGGGTTCGAACCTCCGCCCTTCTCAGGGGTGTGGTAGCGCCGTAGGCCTGCGACCTGCACCGGGCGCACGGACTGTTCCTGTCCGCCGCCACCGGTCAAGGTGAGCGCTCCCTCCTTCCCGAGTGCTCTACCACAGCCCGTCGGCTTCTGAGCTACCCGTGCAAAAACAGAAAGCCCATGCAGGCAGAGGCCTGTGGGCTTTCGACTCCAACGACGCCGGATGGGGTGGTCCATTGAAGAGCTGTCGAGCAGCTGACTGTCAATGTCGGTTGGAGGTCATGCAGAGATGTTTGCGCATCCCCGGCAGCACTGTCAAGCGTCTCCTTCTTCGAGACTCTTGCCCAGGTGCTGGACCTTGCCTTTTTTCTTGCCCGCTTCGTACCAGACAGGGTCCACGCTTACGTCTTGGGTCTTGATCGTCGGAAGCTCTTTGCCGAGGTGCTTGGTCAGCCACCGATCGGCTTCTTTTTTTCGGCATCTGAGGACGAGGGCGACTGATGCGGGCTCGTCGCTCAGAGCTTCTTTCCGTGCTTCTTCCAGCTGTATCTGGAGACCTCGAACGAATCCGATCCTCCAGCTGTTGATGGCGACACGTCCTTCGGCGCCGGAGGCGCGAGTGAGTCGCTCGATCTCCGAAGAGAGCCAGTTGAACATGTACCGCACCATCTCGATGTCGGTCTTGCGCCCAGCGAGAAGGATCTTCTTCTTTCCACCGACTCGGCTACGGCGCATGAACACCACGCCGTAGTGGTCACAGAGAGTCAGGGCGAGATCGTTCTTCCAGGTGGTCTTCCTCTTGTAGACCATCAGGGGCTCGTCTTCTTCGAGCGCTATGACCTCGTCGTTCTGGAACCCTGCGCTCTCTAGCTTTGCGATCTCGATGCGGTGCTTGTCGACGAGCTTGGCGAGGGCCTTGGCTGCGGCGAGCGCTTCGCCTTCGGTGGCAGCTCGCTCCTTGAGGTTCAGGAGCTTACGCGCCTTGTCGAGCACGTCCTGTGGTACGGGGTCTTTCATGTCTTCCCTTTCAAGTTACGACCGTAACATACTAGCGCACAAAAGGGGAGAGCCAGGGAAAAAGGAACACCTGATACTCCTCCCTGGCTCTCGCAATCTCGCTAGCAAAGCGGGCGCCGTGACGCCGCAGCCAAACTGCGGCGTCTGGTGTTCGTGCCTCGCTAGGAGTCTGCCCTCATCTTAGGGCGTCGTGCTGTTTTGGATCAAGCCCATGTTGTCTAGCTGAGTCAAAAGGTTTGCGAGAGCGACGTTGCCGCCCCGAGAGCCAGTGACGGTAGGTCGCGTGATGCCAGCTGCACCATAGAACCCGACAGTGTCTGTCGCCGCTCCAGCGATGATCGCGTTCTCGTTTGCGCGGAAGTTGCTCGACACCTGGGTCTGGAGCCCGGAGACGCCGATCGATACGTTGCCAGCGTTGCCGGTGAACAGGTTCACGCTGTTGCCCGTCGCAGCTGCGGTGACATCGAATGCTACGGTACCGGTCGTCTCGAAGAGGAATCCCGTCGTAGACAGCATCGTGGTGGGTCCGCCACCAGCAGTGTTACCGATGGTCAGACTTCCGGCGTTGGCCGTCCACATGTCGACGTTGGCACCTGGAGTGGCCGGAGAGACGTCGATGTCGATGGGTCCAGGCGCCCCTGCAAAGAAGAAGGACGGATCGGTATTCCCGTTGCCCCAAGTGATCGCCTCTGCCCCGTTCGTGGTGTTGACGTCGATGTAGCTGTTCGCGGCCTCACGAACGCTGAAGGCCTGGGTCTGGTTGTCGTTGATGATGATTGTGGAGCCGACAACTGCGCCACCTCCGGACGTGAGCTGAGTGCTGGCTCCTGTGTTGTCTTGGTAGAACAGCTCGGTCACCGTCGAGACGTCGAGTGTGAAGAGTTGACCACGCTGAGCTGCCGTGGGGGGAGGTCCGCTGGTGCGCTCTCGGATGTCGAGGAACGAACCATCGTTGAGGTTGTCGCCACGGAGGTACAGGCCACCGTCACCAACGATGTCGACGCTCGGAGCGCCGGTGATGTTTCCCAGCTCGATGTTGTTCGAGCCGCCTGCGTTGATGTTGATGTAGTCTCGCGACGTACCGGCTTCAGTGATCCGCCAACTGTTGTTGGCTGCACGGATCGTGAAGAGCATCGAGGGGGTGTTAGCGCCACCGTTGCCGAATGACATCGATTCGGCAGCGGTGAAGGTGTCGATTTCGATGTAGTTGTTGATGTTTTCGCGGACGAGGAACGCGTTGTTGGTGTTGTCCGCGATGTTGATGTCGGTCTCGATGGTCGAGACTCCCGAGACGGGCCCGAGCGTGATGGTGGTTCCATCGAACGTGAAGTTGGCACTCCCGTCGAAGGAGCCTGCGTTGTTGAACTGGACCTGAGTGTTGGCGCCACCAGGCGTTCCGCCACCGCCACCAGGCGTGAGCTGCCGAACGTTACCGGCGCTGTCCTGGTAGAATAGCTCGGTCGTGCCAGCGGTGTCCTTGGTGTAGAGCTTGCCGGTGTTGGCGGCAGCGCCAGGGTCGCCGACGCGCTCGGTGATCACCAACTGTGTCCCGCCAGTGATGGCGATGTCGCCCGAGCCTGCGATCTCCAGACTGGGGTTCGACAGTGCGTTGCCCAGAACCATGCTGCCTGCGGCGTCGTCGATAGCGATGTAGGTGTTCGAGGTTCCGATCGTGATGGCCGTAGCCGACGCCGGTGTAGCGGTCATCGTGATGTTGCTCACACCGTTGCCGAGTTCGAGGCTGCCAGCTGTACCTTGAACCGTGGGCACCTCAACACGCGTAGCGATCGTGACAGCAGTCCCGTCGAACGTGAAGTTGTTGTTGCCGTCGAAGGAACCAGCGTTGTTGTACTGGACGTTGGTGTTGACGCCACCAGGCGCTCCGGTTGCGGGCGGGGTGAGCTGCCGGACGTTGCCAGCGGCGTCGATGTAGAACAGCTCGGTCTGACCGGCGACGTCCTTGGTGTAGACCTGACCGACGTTGGCCGCGGGGGTTGGGTCACCCACGCGCTCGGTGAAGAGGATCTGACTTCCGCCGGTGAGAGCGACGTTGCCGCTCCCGGAGAATTCCAGGTCAGGGTTGTCGGTGGTGTTGCCGACGACGATGTCGTTGGTGTTGTCGTCGATGGTCAGGTATGGGTTGGTTCCGCTCAAGCTGAAGAGCGTTCCAGAGCCGGGGACACCTTGAAGCGTCAGATCGCTTGCACCGTTTCCGACAGCCAAAGTCGCGCCAGTCCCTTGGACGACAGGCACCGAGAGCTGTGTCGCGATGTCGACGTTGGTGCCATCGAAGGTGAAGTTGGCGTTTCCGTTGAAGCTCCCGGCGTCGTTGAACTGAACGTTGGTGTTCGCGCCACCCGGAGCGCCGCCTGTTGCGGGTGGTGTGAGTTGCCGCACGTTGCCAGCTGAGTCTCGGTAGAACAGCTCGGTGACGCCCAGAACATCCTTCGTGTAGACCTTGCCCTCGTTGGCGACGGCCGCCGGATCTGTGGCTCTTTCAACGAGGCAGAGAGAGCCCCCGTCGATGCGAATGTTATTGTTTCCGGGAACGACGACCTCGATGTTTGGACCACCGAGAGAGAGGTTTTTACCACCGGTGGTGGCGTCGAAGACGATGGCGTCGTCGGTGCCGTCGGTAAGGACGAAGGATGCGGCCTGGTTCAGCTCAGAGTCCAGGGTGGTGGACCCGGTTGTCCCGTCGAAGGTTAGGGTGGAGCCTGTGCCGCCGGTGGAACCGATCTGAATGACCCCGCCAGCGGTGTCGATATTCAGGTAGTTGTTGGCGCCTTGGACGACCTGGAACGCGTTGGGAGAGGCCGCTGCATTGAGCACCTGAGTGCCGACGTTGACCTGATCGACTTCCAAGAGGGGCGCGAGCTGCCCCACGTTGAAGGTGTTGGTGGTCGCTTCAGCTCTGATCAGGTTGTCGGTGGAGCCGGAGGCGCGGTAATTCAGCTCGTCGCCTTCCACGAGCGTGATGTCAGCGCTGATGTCGACGCCGGAGAGCGGAATCGCAGGATCGCCGAGAAGGATTTGACCCGTAGGCACCGCTCGGATGAGAGGGTCACCGACGCCATTCTGAGCACGGAAGCCAGACCCACCGGTGAGCGTCATGTTGACGTTACCGGTGTCGGCTGAGATTTCGAGATCGAGGGCAGAGCCGGGCACTGAAGTGATTTCAGTCACTTGAACCTGGGACTCAACACGCACATCGCCGATGATGCGAAGTTTCTCGGAGCCGGCCATGGTGGTCGCACCAATGGCTACATCGTCTGTGATGTTCTGGAGCCGAGTCACGCCTGCGGCACTGAGCCAGGGGCTGGCACCGCCCATGCCGAGTGCGGCGTAGGCGCCTCCGTTGGCGGAGAACTCCAGCTGACTGGTCGTCGCGTTGTAACGCAGGCGCCCTCGATCAGCGGGTGAAACTTCGACGTCCTGCCCCGAGGGAAGCTCCAGCGCTCGCGCACCGAAACCCTTGAAGCCCCAGCTTCCTTCATCTGCCATGTCTTTTGGTTCTCCGGGTAGCTCCCAGAGAGGATACCAGGTTGGGGCTATGAGGGCGAACGGAGAGGTGCTAGGCTTTCTGGGCTATGCCTCTCCCGAACCTGACGCAAGAAGAGACGGACGAGCTGAACGCCTGGCGTACCTGGCTCCAAGAAACGGCCATCAACCAGGGCACACCCCTCAGCTCGGCCCCTGCTGAGTCGACGGACAGCCTCAAGGTGATCATTCGGAAGTTCCACTCGCTGGATTCGGAAGCTGAAGTCCCTCTTCCGGGTTGGATCGACTCGGCAGTGGGCGCGGCCCCCTGAGGTGGGCTACCGCCAGCCTTTGATACCCTCGCAGAATCCTTCATAGTTTTCGGATACGAAGTCGAATCCACTTTGGCTGAAGGCGCTTAGGGTAGAAAAGCCCCCAGCACCACTGTGACCGCCGCCACCGAAGACCTTGGTGGCCTTGCTGCAGTCGTAGGTGGGATCAACTCGCCGGACGCTGAACTTGTAGCGGAGGGTTTCCTTGTCTTGGGGCTTCGTCTGGAAGCCGATGATGGCGGTGTAACTTGAGCCGACAGCCCGGGCATGGTCGGCAACTTCGTTGATGAGTCGCCCTTCTTCGTCGTCGGCAAAGACGCCAAAGTTGCCGATGGGCAGAAGTCGCTCTTCGTAGGCCTTCTTGGCGTTTTCGAGCAGGCGCTCACTGAGGACTCGGGCGAACATCTTCTCTTCGTTGGTCAGTGCGATGGTCTTTCGGGCCATGGCGCGCTCCTGTCCGAGGAAGTGAAGGTAGCCAGCTTGATCTGAGGCTTCTTTCCAGCGAGGGCTGTCACGTACCCAGGTGTCGTAGATGCAGGCTAGCTCGGCGAAGTCGCGAAGCTCTTCCTTCCGCTCGTAGAGCGGCATGCGTTGCTCGAAGACCCTGAAGGCAAGGCCGGCGCCGCTGGTGCGTTCGCTTTCTTCGGCGAAGAGACCGTGGTCGCCGAACATCTCGACGACGTGTTTCTGGGTCTTGTGGTGGTCGAGGCAGTAGTGACCTGCGTCCGCGAAGGCCTGAGCGTTGCTTTCGTGAGGCGTGATGTCGCAGAAGATGGCGCAGCCGTCACTGGGGTCTAGCTCCCTCTGACTGGGCGCTTCGTGCTGGACGAATTCGACGCGCGCGTCAGGGTAGCAAGCGCGAAGGATGAGGGCAGATGCGATGCCGTCGGCGCAGCTTCGGTGGCTAATGATGCGAGTGATCTGATCACGTTGCGGGGCTTTGAAGGTCATCAGTTGAGGTCTTTCTTGGCTTTCTTCTGGTTCGCTTTTGCAGCTTCGAGTTCAGCCATGGTCGCGACAGTCATCCACTCTTCGCAGAACTTGGGGCTGGTGTCGCAGAGCTTTTCAAAGCGCTTCAGCTTTTCTTCGTCGTCTTTGAGGTAGTGCTTCATCTCGACGACGATGACGGCACGGATGGCGTCGAGCATGACGACGCGAGTCAGAGGGCAGCACGAGGCGGTGCTGACCATCTGGGTCAAGAACGGGGGCAAGGTCATCTCGTTGATGCTTGTGATTGCGCGGTCGAGGTACTCTTCGATGGAGAGTTCCTTGAGCAGGTCGATGCACTGTTCCTTCTCTTCGTCTTTCAATTGGCTCTCCGGTCTAGTTCGAGAATGAGTCGTAGGATCCGGTCGTAGACCAGAGGGGGGACGTTGCCTGCGAGGGTCTTCGAGACCTCAGCGCAGATGGCTCGGCTGCTCATCTCTTGAATCTTCGTGTCTTTCTTCATCCGCCGAGCGTTCTTCTTGCGCTGGCAAGGGCACTTGACGCCTCGTTTTAGGGTATTGCCCTGCACTTCTCGCTGGCTGTTGCAAGCTCCGCAGTGAACGACCCAGTAGACTTGACTCCTCGGGCCGGTCGCGGTCTCGTAGACCCTGTCATTTCCAGACCTTCGGAGGACGAGTTGCGTGTCGAACCGAAGGCCAGTAAGGTCTTTCAACTTTCGAGGCATCAGGAGTTTTTCCGATGAAGAAGTGTGCACGCTGTCAGAGCGTTATGGGCCGTACGACGAAGGGTCCCTGGTGCAAGCGCTGTGTGGTGAAGGCGCTGCTGGTGACCAGTGAAGTGGTCATCCGACCTGAACCGGTTCGAGCTTCATCGCGTCCTTGAGGATCACGTCGGCTGCGATCTGAAGGCCTTCGAGACCGTTCCCGTCGTTCTCAATGACGATGTGGAATCTTTTGTCGGGGACTTCGTCCATCGCCGTTTCGGTGATGTGACTGGCGCCGTCTCCCTTGAGGCCCGAGCCTTTGCGCTTGATGCGCACCATCATGCCTCCGATGTCCTTGATCCGATCGATCTCGTTCGAGAACCTGCAGTCCGTGATGCAGACGATGTCGCAAGGGACACGCCCGCCATGGTAGTAGACGCCTTTCTTTCGCGAGTAGCCGAGCCCAAGCCCAATCCGCCCGCTCATGATGAGCCTCTGCGCCTTCCGGACAGCGGGCCGAGCCCAGATGTTCGGGTCGATTTGACGGCCTTTGTCGCCCAGCTCCTGTAGGATCTGACGTAGCGTCTTCCCGACTGGTTCATACACCTTCTCACGCTTCTCGGACGCCCCCCACAGGTCTTCGTCGGTGAACGCTCCGGGGTAGAGTTGCTGGATGAAGACCTTCATCGGATCGGCGATGGCCATGCGAACGACAGCTTGCTCGCGGCTTTCTGCGAGCATGCGTGCCAGGGTGTCTTTCCCCGAGCCTGCCTTACCGGATAGACCAATGATCATGATGTGCTTTCTTGGTGAGCTTGATGTGGTTGATGCGGGCCAGGCCGGCTTGCTTGCAGATGACGGGGATGTGCCCGTGGACATGGCCCTTCTTCTGAAGGATGGCGAGCATGTCCAGGAGCTTCTCGTGCTCGTCCCAGTTGTGTTCTATGAGCGTGCCGGTGAAGCGGACGCCGAGGTGTGCTTCGATGAGGATCCCAAGCAGGGAAGCCATCTCTTCTTCGTGTGAGGCCGCCTGGCCCTTGACCAGCTCGGGCGAATCTGCCGTGCGGGAGAAGTCGTCAGGTGCTGGGCCCAGGCCGAAGTTGTGCACGTCTCGCCTTTCTTCGCTGCAGACGAGGTAGTGGGCGACGTCGTGGATGACATCGCTGGCAGAGCGCGATCCGGCGATCTTGCGCTGAGACCCTTCGTAGGAGAAGACCTTCTTCTTGCCATAACCGTCGTCGTAGTTGCGGCCTGGTTTCATGCCCCAGCTGATGGTGAAGCCGCTCATTTTCGCGATGATGCCGAGCTGTCGCTTGATGCCGGCTGTGCATTCCTCATTCTCTCGCTGGATGAACTGGTAGCTGTAGCGTCTTCGGAGAAGCACTGCGACACGCTCTCGCTCGGAAGAACTGAGCCCGTACTCCTGGTCCTCGTACTTTCTCAGAAGCTGTCTGTCACTCAAGGTTCTCACAGATGCTTTCTCCGTACACTTTGATGCCGTTCATGACTGAGGTTCGATCCATCCCGAACAGAAACCCGATGGCTCGCGTCGACATGTTCTTTTTCGTGTAGAGGTAGAACCACAGATGAAACCTCGCGAGCGCGACGTGCTGCAGGCGGCTTCGCCCGCACAGTTCGTCGATGGTGACATGGTTTCTCTCACAGATGGTGTGAGCCAGCTGAAGCAGGCCACGCTCTTCAAGCTTGTCGACGGTGTCGTCCCACGTCCGACCGGGCTCAAACATCAGTGAACGAGGTAGAGGTTCTCTCCAGGCCCCGCGTAGTCGTTGCTTACATGCATGACTCTTCGCTCAGGAGCGTGGTAGCGGTAGACGCGCTTGCAGAGGCAGCGATGAGTGTAACGAGAGTCACACTGGCTCTCCATCTGCCTGAACGCGAACATCGGCAGCGTTCTGCCACAATAGCAGTAGCCCTCCTCAGGAAGGTCATCGCTTCTCTCTTCTTCATTCATCGCTTGCTCTCCAGAATTCTCCGCGCGATGTGGTCGCGGAAGACGCTGATGGCGCCGAGGAGTTGGAAGATTCCATTCGACGTCTCACTGCGCCAACTGACAGACTCAGGATCGCCTGGCTTGACCCAGACGGTGACGTAGTCGAGGATGTCGCCTTTTTCTGCCATCGCGAGCATCTCTCGGAAGGCCAACACGACGCGCCCTCGCTTTTCATCCATCGGGTCTGGCATCTGGATGACGTTGTCGTGTGCGCGAGGCTTGCCGTTCGCCTCCGGATTGAGGCCCTCGATGATGTAGGGTTTGTAGGGCATGACGCGCCAGAAGGCCTCGTCACCCGCATGCTCTTTAGCCCACTTGTAGGCGTCCTCGAAGTGACTGAAGAAGCCGCCAGCGGCGGAGTCCACCCAAGTCATCTTGCCGTGCTTCACGTGCAGGTTCTGGATGCGGAAGGAAAAGGGTCCGTTGATCACTTCGCTTGTTCTTTCTTCTGAATCTTCTTCGCAGCCTTGCAGACGGGGACGGTCATGCGACGGATGGCTCGCACATCGTCGAGGAGCTTCTTCTGGTAGCGGCTGACGTCGTTGCGGCGCGCACGCCGAGCGACCTGAAGGGCAAAGAGCAGGTGTCGCTCTGCGATGGCCATCTCCGCGTCTAGCTCTTCGGCCTCGTCGACCGTAAGATCGGTTTCTAGAAAGAAGCTCTCGCGCTTCGTTGACATCTTGCTCCCCTTTTGTAACGCACGTTACACCCGCCTTGGTCCTTGGGTCAAGTGCTGAAAGGCTGCAGCCCGACCAGTGACCAACCCGTCCATGACGGCTTCATCGATCTGGTCCTCATCCCAGCCTGATTGTCTGGCTTGCGTCTTGACCCATGTGAGCCGGTGCATGATCCAGTCGTCGAGGCCATCCACCTCGTCGGCGAAGGCTACGCGGTGGCCGATGGCGTGGAGCATCCGGTAGAGTTTGGGCTTGAGGATCCAGCTTCCGTTCATGTCATGAGGTCGCTGGTGCCTCGGCTCTCAAGCTCAAGGCGTTCGTTCTCTTCTCTCAGCTCTTGAAGCTCTTTCTTCAGCCCCTGAAGCTCCTCTTTCATCTCTCGTGTAGCGGCGCTGATGAAGCCCTCGATCCAGGGGTGCTCCTTGCGGAGCTTCTCGTGTGCGATGGCTTCCAGGTAGTGCTGAGCCCTGGTCAGCTCCTTCCGAAGTTCGTCGTTGCCCTTCCGGTTCAGGCGGCCCGGGTCGTAGAGGATCTCCGCGATGGCTACGGCGTACCTGCCGGGCTCGGTGTCTTGCATCTTCTGGTAGAGATTCATCATGACGGCTCCTTCTTTGTGAGGTTGTAGATCCATCGCGCCAGGACAGCGCCCATGAAGAGGATGGCCAAGAGCTTCCCAGTGTCTCCGAACCGGCTCAAGATTGTGGCCACGACGATGACCGCGAGGGGGAGCAGGAGGAAGACTCCAAATATGAGCATCAAGACAGCCCAGATGCGATGACCCTTGTTTGGAAACTGTGGCATCTCAGTCTACGACCTCGATTTCTAGGTTGGTCTCGATCCACACCGTCGCCCCGCAGCTCAGGGGCTTGTCGGGGTTGTAGACGACGCGGAAGGCCTCGTTGCCGCTGGGAAGCTTGGCGACGAGTTGATGCCCCTTCATGACGGGCTCTCCAGACTGCTTCACCGACAAGGGAGGCCGGCTGTCGCCATGGCGCTTGTTGAAGTCGATGTTGTGACGGTTGACCTTGATCCACTTCTTCTTCCGCTGCTTGACGACGTGCTTCGGGAAGCCGCCCCGCAGAAACATCAGCTCGTAACTGGCTCGCTGAACCAGCTCTCCTCGGTCGATGCTGTCGTTGATGATCTCATCGATCAGGTGCTGGTCACGCGCCAGTTGAGCCAGCGCACGGATGATGGCACCGTCCACGTACTTGTTGCCGCTGCTCATGACGCCGGAGCCTTCTGGATGAGAGCGCCGAGTTCGGGTGAGGTGCGCAGCACCCTGTAGATCATCTCTTCGTCGACCTCGATGTGGAACACTTCGATCTTGGAGAACTCCTTGCTGGGCCCTTGCATCGAAAACCACTTGTCGAGCTTCTCGTCCCAGCCTTGCTCGTTTTCATCGATGGCGTACTCGTCCCAGGCTTCGAGAAGCTCGGGCGCGTACTCGTCCTCATAGGTGCAGTTGCGTTGTCCGAAGATGGCGTAGATTCTCATCCGAGTGACTCCTCTGCCTTGGCCTTTTCGAGCGCGGCAGCGATGGTTGTATGTTTGATCTCCCAGCCGTTGTCCTTGAAGCGGTCGATCTTCTCTTTCACCTCGTTCTCCAGCCCCCACCAGCACTGGCAGCCCCAGACGACCTCTCCGGTGTCGAGGAGGATCTTCGCGTTGGTCTGCTTCACGTCGTGAAGCGCCTGGGCAATCCAGCCGTCATCAGGCGGCGGCACTTCGTAGCCCTGAAACGTTCCGTACCCGAGCACTTGGACGGTGTCGTTGTCGTAGTCGGCGCCGAGGATGGCACCGACGCGGTCTCCCTTGTTCATGGCTCTTCCCTTTCCTTTTCAAGGTCCTTGAGCCGCTTGTGGAGGCTCCAGATGGCAATGCTGTTGGCTGCGATGGCGAGACATACCGCCAAGGCGATGCTGAGAATGATCACTTTAGGCTGAGGATGAGTCTGAAGCCGAGGTGGTGAAGTTCTCGTGCGACCTGTCTGAAGGTCAGCTCGGCGTCTGGATGAAGGAGGTGTTGGTAGTCATCCTGGGAACGATCCGCTGACTCTACGGCCTTTGCGATCAGCTCTTGGATTTCGAAGCAGAGAGACTCCTCAGCTTCGATCTCCTTCTCACGCTCATTCTGGGGCTCGATGAGCCCTTCCCTGATTTTCATCAGAAGCCTCGCTTGTCTCGCACCTGCTCGATGGCGTGATATGCCAGCTTGCACCAGCGGGCGTCGTGGAGGGCGTGATGCTTGTTGAAGCCGGGGATGCGGAACTTGACGTCGCCGCCTGCGATCCAGCAGTTCTTCTCGTGGGTAACTTTTCTGACTTCCACACCCGTCTGCATGAGGTCGTGGCACCACATGGGGAAGCCTTCCGGGAGGTCGGTCATGTTGCCGAAAAGCTGACACATGACGACCCAGTCGTAGGCGCAGTAGTAGGCCCAGAACTGGTGCTGGGCCTGTCGCTGCAGGTTGTTCAGGTCGTCAAGGCAGAACTTGCGGACGGCTTTAGCAATCTGCTTCTTCGTCCTGAGTACCTCCTCTGAGCGCTCAAGGTAGGGAAGCACCTCCGCCTTGACGAACGCGTTGGCCTTTGAGTGGTCCGCCTCGCTGTTCTCCAGGTACAGCTCACGACCATCCTCGGCGACGATGCCGATGCTGAGCAGCTCGATGGTCTTGCCATCTTCCATGAATTCGGTGTCGAAGTAGTAGTTCATTTCTTTTTCTTTCGAAGATGTTGGTTCATCTTTTCCAGTCGAGTGTTCAGCTCTTCCAGGACGCCGGACGTCTTCGCCAGCTCTCCTTTCAGTCGTCTGTGGCGCCAGTTCCAGTAGAGCGCCTGGACGCCGAGGTAGATGCCGAGGCCGGTTTGGATCCCGATGAGCGTCTCAAGGGTCATCGATGTCGTCCAGGTTGATGATGAGGTCTTTGACCAAGTGACGTTCGACCCAGGTCTGGCCTTCTTCTCCGCTCCAAATCGCTCGAATCTTGCCTTCTCTGGGCAGCAGGGGGCTCATGTCGTTCATCCCGTATCTCTTGGCGTAGTCACGAGCGACGATGATCGCCTTCTCCAGGTCGACGGTGACGAGC